ACAGAGTTTTTATCATTTCGTGTATCCTTTACTTAGGTACAGCTTCCATCAATCGCCGCTAGCACACTGCTGTAAATCTGATCGTTACGCAAACGTGCGTACACTTGATAACTGAAATCGTCCTTGCGATCTGTAGTAACAGCATCACAGTCCCACGATACAAAGGGAGTCATGCGGACAGGGTGGACAGGCTCCCAATCTGGCCACAAGCCGTAGCAGTCCCAAAAAGCGCACGGTTCTTGCCGTGATCTTCCCTCACCAAAGAATGACACGCTCGTGTGTCTGTAGCGTTCCCACGTAGCGTAGTTGTCAAAGCCCTCTCGCAGAGTAACATCCCAACCTGCTACATACTTGTCTACAGTGCGGCAAGCAACATCTGCCCGAGAGTCCATCTGACTTATGTTGGGCGCAATGCCAGAAATTGCTTTCAGTCCTTCAGCCGCACCTAACTGCTTGTCTGTTGGAGAGTCGCTTCTGTAGTTACCGAGCACAGTAACTGCCGTAAATGGGTTATATAGAGCGCACCCATTAGCGCAGAAGAACACTAGTGCTTGCCACTTTGATGACCGCCACAGTGGCGTATAAGGATCGTTCTTATCTGATATGTAGCCAAAGGCACTGACTATGCGCTCTACGCCTGGGTATTCCCGCCATGTCGTTTCATGTAATGCCTGTGCGTAGTGTCCAATCGTGAACTGACCTAAGAACGCTTGTTTGTCGTGACAATGAGAACATACTGGCCAAGGGTGAATAGAGCCTTCTCCGTTCCTGAGATCAGGCAGCCCGCCGATGTGATCGACATCGAGCAGGTCTGGCGTCATTTGGCACTGATCACCGAGGACAGCATCTAGTCGATAGGCCAGCGGTCCATCAGCTACTGGTCTAATTTCCTCATGCAACGAGCGCAAACTATCAATCAGTTCCCTCGCTTTCTTTCTTTCTTGGCATTTATCTGCGCGGTAGCTCATCGCGTCGCCGCTGCCTACTAGGTCGCGTACTTCTTCCCACAAAGACAGAGGCAGCTCGCGCACTTGCTCCCCTGGGTATATGTAACACGGATTCCGCTCTGGCCACGGAGGTATCATTTCCCATTCTCCTTTTCATCACTATCCGCCGCAGCGTGCTCTATAGCTACAGCCGGGTCTAGCCCCACTACCGCCAACTTCGCCAACGTCTGCGCGCTCATGTTCACGCTACCTGTACCCTTCATCGCTCTGCACAACCATCCTTTGTCTAACCCTGTCAGCTGTGCAAGCTGCGCTAGTGACAACCCGCTGTCGTGTAGCAAGTCTTGCACGTATGTACGTAAGTTTTCGTTCTGCATAGTATCCTCTGAGCGGCCACTCACTGGGGATACTAGCAGGTCTGTTGCAGATTGTCAATGCTGGGGTGATGGCTGACCACGCTTTCTAGCCGTTGGCCAGTTGTCAGCCACATCGAAGTCTTCGTTGAACACCTCAGCGCGCGGTGTATAGGACTCGTCGTAGAAGTCAAAGTCCCACTCGCTAGGGGTTACCGCTTGGTGCCGCCCTTCACAAACGATGTCTTCGATCTGAAGGTTTCTCACTTTGCGCTCTCCTTCCATTGTGTTATCTCTTCGTCGGTGAACACTGCTCCGCGCTCCATGATCATGGCGGAGCTTTCTCTACCAGTTATGTCTTTGACACGCATAAGACCGCGCTCTGTTCTCACGTTCCAGCTCGCGATATGTCCAAGTGGCACATCAAACGACCACGAGCACTGACATCCACCTACAAGGTCTTGGTTAAACGCTGCCCATCTAGTAGAGCCCGAGCTGACTCTCTTGATACGGCTTGCACAGTACATAGGGGTAATAGGGAGTTCCTTAACATCGTGTATGTATCTCACCTTACATCATCCCTTCTCGTTGCATGTGTGCAACGTACTTGTCAGTGTCCATGATCACTTCCCAAGTCCAGTCGGCCGCCGAGCCCGCATCTGGTTTCTCTCGGTATTGTTTTTTCATGTACAAACTTCTTCCTTCGCATTCCAGTCCAAGGAAAGCCGCTCTACTGTGCGATGGCTGGAACTTTACAGGTCGCACTATTCCTGCCTTCTGTAGTTTCAGCATCACAGAAGCAACGTCTGCCATCATCACATTGTGCCCAGTGGGCACGTACTTAAAAATCGCATGCTCCGGATGTATGACGTTATACATCCACAGGTTGTACACACACCCAGGAAACCTGTCGTTTGTAGCCTTTAGCAGGGCTAACACCTCTTGGTTCATTGCCACTCCTTTACAATGCCCACTACATCACCTGGGTATCTGGCGGCAGCCACACTACTAACGTGATGCAGTTGCCTGTCTCAGTAGGAATAGTAGCAAACGGTGTGCCGCTCTGCTGTAGCCTGGATACCGCTTGTGTATGTTTGGCGCTTCCTACATAGACAGTAGCCGTGTAGCTAGGGTGCTCAGACGGGTCTGGACTATTGTACACTTCCCCATGTCTACGCATTATTGGCCCCATCACGTAGAACATCAAGCGCCAAGGTTGCATAATCCTTGATAACGCTTTCTACAACGTTGTCCTCATGGACGAGATCTAGGCACCTGCCGAGCATTGTTAGCAGTTGATCCGTGCTGATGTTCAAGTCCTGCGCTACTCGCTGCCAACCAGTCCAGGCGTCAGTGGTGATTATGACCTTTGTTTCACTCATCTTTAGCCTCCTCTACGCTAAGTATCGCGACGAGCAGCTGTGCTGCGATATTTACAGCCGCTTCTTGGCTAGGCAGTGCTGTGGCCCAGCTCCGTCCAGTGTCCATCTCAATACGGACATAGACAGGTCTGCCGTCTCGCTGCCTAACGGATATATGGATAATTTCGTCTTCCTCCTCTATCGGCACAGGGAACTCGATACCTACCTGACGCAGATGCATCGCAAGATGCTTAGCTCTGCTCTCGTTGCCAAGCGGCCCAAGCCCTAAACGAACAGCCTCAAGTACATCATTCACACTCGCACTCATCTCTTCATCTCCCGCACGATTTGTCGTAGCGCGGTAGTCATTGCGCTATTATTATCTTCAATCTGCTCATCTGCTAGATACTCGCCTAACGCGTTGATTAGTTCCTCTACTCTGGGCTTACCGGATGTAGCAGTAAGGTACTCGATATTGTCAGCAGCTTGCACCAGTGCAGTGTACGCACTATCCCCGATGTGTAAAGCGTGTAGTGGTTGAAGCGGAACGTAAGGCCACGAAGGGCGTATAGGGTCTGTCATGAGCACTCCTTTCAAAACGGACATTCGTCATCCTCACCATCAACTACTGGCTCATTCGGATCTATACCAGCTTCCTTTAGCCGTCTCTCTGCCAGCCACCCAGCAGCGGTGCTACGATCAATAGTGCCGCTGGCTAGTCCGGTAAGTAGGCCAACGGTGTCTAGCTGCTTGACTTCGTCGTAGGTAAGGACGGGGAGTATGAGGTTCATTCTGTACTCTCCCTACTCTAGCTTTTGAACACAACAAACAGCCAGAACGTCATTGATGTTACCAACGACGCTAAGATCAGCAGCGCGAACATGTGCCAGAATCCCAGCTGTGTGGCGCTAAAAACGAAGAACAGGTACTCAGTCGAGAACACCTTGTTGACGAGCAGTAGCACAGGCCAAGTGAGCACTGCGCAGATCAGCGCCAGACAAAGTAGATATGCGATGGTTTCAGTGAGCAGATGTTTCACAGCTTCACTCCTTTCCTTAATCGCAGTGTTGAGCAAGAATGCAGAAACATTGGCCGTCCGCTGCCACAGGGAAAGTGGCGCTAAGACCATAGTTTCTGCATTCTTGCGCGAACATCTCCCGCAGGTGTTCTGGAGAATCGGCTTCTGCAACGCTTTTGACCTCTCCGTGGTCTATTACGAGTATCCAGCCGTACATGTGATTACCTCCGCTGTGCCGCAGGTTCATTCCTGCCAGCTGCTCCCCTACTTAGCAATCTGCGTGCCAGCCCTAACCCCACCACATTCCTCACCAATCTGCAAAAATCTCCCTTATACAGAACTCCCCCATCCAACTATTTGAACAAATCCAATCCCTTGGATCCAAAAATCTGAACAGCACATCAAGACATTAAGACCTCTAGATCCTTTTATCAACAATCACACAAATGAAAACGCCGCTGGGTTTCCCCAACGGCGCCAAGCGTCAATCCTACCCGGCCACCCTACGGCCCTGGTTTCGGATCAACAGCAGCTTCGTCGTCATCATCTTCGCGTCGCATCCCGTCCTCCTTTCGTTACGGTCAGTTACCCTCTCTTACCGGCTCTGGCTTGAGTGTTATCCTCTGCCCGTAGACATTCTCCATAACACCTTCCAAGGTGTCTACGTTCACGCGCACATTACTTAGCAGTCTACCTTGAAATGCCAGCTCCTTACTCAGCTTTTCTATATCCGCAGCCTGCGAATTAAGCGCTGAGCTATGCATGTTCGTCGTGCCTTCCAGTCTATTCACCGTACCCTGAATAGAAGACACACTAGCTTGCAGAGTAGTAACCGCAGCTTTGACATCGTCAACCCCATCTCCGATAGCCTCTAGCTTAGGATTAACCGCTTGCATGACAATGAGAACAACTATACCTACTACCCCCCACCAACCCGGACGTTGCGCCATTGCCGTTATCGCTGTTCCGCTACTCTGCATAGTTACACTCGTCTCATCGTTGTGGTTACACGTAGGCATGGCGGGTTCTCCTTTGTCCAGCATCTTCCTGAGTACTCGAAACTCACTAGCGCTGAACACTTTTTCGCTGTTGTCCCCATTAGCCATCTCTCTTCCTCTCTATCTATCCAACGGGTCTATTGCGCGTGCTGTACGCTGACCTCAAGTGATGCTTTACATAACTGCAACGTGGCTGCCGTGCCTGTAGATCTGAACGCAATTCGCAGAACGGCCCCATTAGCGACGTTGCGTATAGCGCTCGTAACCGTGATAGATCTACGAAGTCCAGCTGTGCCACTGAACGGACTTACCATCTGGCTAAACGTGGCGCTAGACACCTTGCCGTCTATGGTAACCAGAAACTCTGCTGTAGTGCTGACGTTTGTAATCACGACAGCTGAGGCAGATATTTCAATCCTCGCACCAGGGGTCAGTGACGAATCGTTTACAAGGACCGAACTGCCTATCGGGTCGCTCGGATTTGTGCCGATGATAATAGGGTTCACATTGTCTGTAAGACCTGTAACATGCGTAACGATGCCTGGATCTGCGTCTATCGCAATCATTGGCGCACAGGTAGGGGAGTATGATCCGATATCGGCACCGGGAACAATCAGATCATTTGGCACCAGGTACGTAGCCGCCGCCTCTTCTTTAGTGATAAAGTTCGGCTCTCCTGTCTGGGCGATGATGATCGGCACAACGATGGCGCACGAGAGAACCAAGGTTGCCGCGATATTTCTTTTCGTAATCATATCAGGCTCCTATCCTACCACATGTCCACCACACGTTTACGTTACCTGCTCCGCCAGACGCTACTAGCCTGTACTTATACCCGTGAGCATACCTAACATACACCCACCCAGACGGCTCGGTTATACCATCTAGCTCAGGAACTGCGACGACTTGGGTGCCTATACGCGTATTCACGAGGGCTTCGACGGATACCGACGCGGTGTCAAAACTGCCACCGACTAGGCAGTTGTAGTGTCCGTCTAGCTCGACGTAGTTACCCACTGGCACTGCGCTCGTTATCCCTTCCTCTACGAAGTTAGCCTTATTACCTTTCGGCGATGCGGCAATTGCTAGAACAGCGAATACCGCAATCATCACCCATGTGCTTGTCCGCATGTCTTTCTCCTTCTACAGTCGCCCTGAGCCACGTTTACGCAGAGCAGTGGTTGTCTCAAACAGACGCTCAGTGAACACTTGGACAACTAAGGCGTCAGGTGCCGTGAGCCAGTCAGTAGCTTGTGGCGCTTCGTCAGTGTTGAGCACAGCTCCCGCCTTGAAGTACGACGCTGGATCCCCCGCGAGGTAGTCACGCATCGCCGCTAGCGCCTCTTCGTCTGTGCCGATGTTAAGGGTGTGAGTGGGGTTCCCAGCACCCAGAATTACCTTGAACTGTGCAGGCATTTAGCTATCTCCCTTACTGTACCGGTGACGTGACGATTAGCTTAGCTACACCGCCAGCCTTGATGTAAAACTTCCCGTCTGCGGAGTTCCTGAAGATGGTGTTATCGGGCGCAGATGCCACCGCGACAGTGTCTATAAGCAGGTGCCCGGTGATACGTGTGTCTCCGTTTGCGTGCACGGGGTAAGTAGGCGCGCCGGTACGCAGTCCTACATAGTTATTAGTTCCTGTACCCACCGTAAGCGTACCAGATCGCAATGTTCCGCCGCTATCTGTAGTGTCGAATCTGAAGTAGCCGTCATTGCTGTTGGTACCACGGATGTGGTATATAGCTCCAGTAGTGACGCTGAAGTTTTGGTATATTCGACGAGCGATACTAGACCCGGCTACAGTCTGTGCCCCGTCGCTGTTGTGATCCGTGAGAGTACCAGAAGCATTCTGTTGCAGCGTGTTAGTAGTAACTGACGTAGTAGCGTCTACCGTAGTACACGTGATGTCCGCTGCTGCTAAGTTATCCACAGACATATCGGCGTTGAATGCGACCGAATGTCCCGCAGAACTGAAGTCGAAATCCATGACAGGCTGCCAGGTAACAGCGGCCCCTATCGTAGCTGTAGTGTTATCAGCCCAGTACAGTGTGTAATCGCTAAAATGGTATCTGAAACGCAGTGCGTCCTCGGTGGTGGTAAACGTCGGGCTCGCTCCTACAGTTGAGTTTAGATAATCATTCCTCCTACCTACTCCGTCTTGTTGCGCCTCTCGCCACGTAGCGTCAGCACTGACAGCCAGTTGCTGACTTTCCGTGAACTCTTGTGACACCCCGCCGACCTCTGCAAAATGCGACGGACTGTCTACACGAACATCAGCAGTAACCGTGCCCGCAGCGTTGATATCGCCTGTAGAGTCCAGCTGCGTGACCTGTACAGCCATAGCAAACGTGCTGCCATCTGCGGTAAGAAGCACAATGCGTTGTCCGGCGACGTCGAGAAACGCGCCTTCGATAGCTCCCGACGTTAGGCTGATAAGGCTCCCTAAGTTTTCGCTAGCCATTATATCCACCTCCGGAGGTTGAAGGGCTTGCAATGGTATACGTCATCAGTCGTTGCGTTGTGGACGGTGGCTAGTGTGGCTTTGACAGGTGACGTCAACCGCACGATGCCGCCAGCTTCTTCGGGGTTGTTGTAAACTTCGCCTCTTGAAAACTTGTCGGGTAACGGCGCCCAAAAAAACGGGGCCGTCTGGTTCTTAGCGTCAGAGATAGCTAACAGAGTAGCAGCCTCAGACGGCGTAAGGTCGACGACGTTGCAACTGAAATCAGGTATGACTTGCATCTGAACCGATGCTACTCCGCCGTCATGGGACATCTCTGTCCTTGCTGTATTCTGGGACTGAATGTTAATGGCATTTATTGAGCCATCGATGTGGCCTTCGACGATGTTTGTAGGCGAGTACAGTCCAATCATGCCGACTTCTAACGGGTCTGGGTGATCGAGTATAGAGATGCGCATGGACTCTACAAGCTCTGTACTTGGCGCGACCTGCGCACTTGGCGCAAAGAACATCCCTAGAGTTTCGTGTCGTTCTTGCTCATCCACTATCAAGCTCTCACCGCCGTATATAGGGACGGCGGGTACGTCCAGTGCGTCTATCTGGACACTGAGAGCCGCATCAGAGAACCTGCGAAAGCGAATTATTCCTGGAGGGGAAACGTATTCCTGAGCTGTGTGCATGTGCACAGATATGCAAGATATAGGCAAAGGCTCAGGTAATACAATGTCTATAGTCGCCGCCCAACGTACCCCAAAAACAGGTGTAATCAGGGCCGTCTTACCTGTCAGATTGTTCTTTACGTTGGCTATGTCAGAGCTTTGAGCAGAGCTAACTGACGACGACAAGATGTAGTTTTTGCCTGCTGCAAACATTACGAAACCTCCGGGATGGCTACGATTACTTTGACGATTCCTTGGTAAGGGATAGGCTCGTATCCACCTACTATTCCACCCTTATTGCCCAGCGTTGGGTAACCAAAAGCTGGAAGGCTGCCAGCGACTTCCATACCGAGGTAGAAGTCAGTAAACATGGCTTTTGCTCCATACCTGATAACTATCTCTACAACCTCTCCGCGCGTTAGATCAAGCACCTGTTTACCGATAGATACCGCCTGACCAGCGGAATTTAGCTGAGTGTTGAACTGCGGAGATACAACTCCTGGCGTAGGCGTCCCTACCGGACGCGTCCGATACTCCTGCGTCAAGTACTGTCTAGCTGCAAAGCTGGCAATATCAGGAAGTGACGCGCTATCTACACTGGTGTAAGAGCGGCGGAAGCCAACGGTCAGTGCCGTAGGCTTGTCCTCTTCGCGCTGCGCACCGAACTTTTGTAGCCTGGTGACGGACACCACCGTGTCCTGGTCGAACGTGAACACTGGGGTGTTATTCGGAGCCGTGTACTTGCGTGCAACTAACACGCCATCAGTGTCTTCTTCTAGCCATGCCAGACATGACGAAAGTATGTCATCGGTTGCTTTACGTGCCGTTGTCCTGTCATCTGGCACATAGTACCCTACGTAATACGGCAGGAAGTTGTAATCTGGCGTAGTGAACTCTGAGCCAGTCAGACGAGGACCATACAGCGTTAGCATCTGAGTGACTACGTTACTGGCCACCGACGGAGATACATACTCGGCAACAGGCGGAGATGCCGCAAGTATCGTCGGATCACCTTGCATGTTTGCGGTAACTGGCTCCGGTACAGGGTACGAGAAACGAAATACGGCACTTACGCCGTCTCCTCCGTATACGTTATCTAGAACCCCCGAACTACGCGATGTGAAATCCTGATCTCCGAATGGCGTCTCTATGTGCGTGAGTTCCGTAAATGTCCCTGTGTTCGGAGACAGCCCTTCTACACGAATTGAATAGACGTCGTCTTCGTCACCTGTGCGTTTGAACGTGTGTGTAGGATCTGGTGTGATTCGCCGTGTCCGAGGAGTTTGACCAGCAAATGTGCTCCCTACGCCAGATATAGCGACACGTTGGTTAACACAGAACGCCCTATGGGGGTCTTTGGTTATAAGCGCACTGTTAGGATCCTGACTTATTAGCCCATTGTCAGCGTTGATAATAACGGTGTTATCATACCCTGCATGATTGCGAGCAAGCAGGGAAGCCGGCTGTACTAGCTGAGCGCCATTCGCATACATTGCGACCACGTCGGTTACGACTGCGCCTAACCCACGCTCGTTGAAGTCGCCATTGATCATCACAGTAGGTACATGCCAAGCGTCCCCGAACACTACAGGCAATATCTCCTCAAATATAGCATAGTCACCAACATACGCATTAGGGCTTCCGTGCCAGATGTAATTACTGTAAGATGTCAGATCGATATGCAAACCGTTTGGCGTAGAGTCTGCAATAACCTCAGAACCGTCGATGTCTTCGAATTCGTACGCGACGGCCATGTCTACATCAGTATAAGTAGGCAAGTCGTAATCGACGACTCCGTCTGTAAACTTAGCCGATGACCACATACGCAGTAGTGTATACGATGCCTCCGGGAAAGTGTCAGGAAACGCTGTCCAGTTTATATATGCCACACTCTCTGCATTTAGTGACATAGGGTTAACTATCGCAGTGTCAACCACTAGCTCTTTGCCGTTCCATACGCGCACTTTACCGCCCGTCTGGTCCCAGGATATCGTAGACTGCTGCGTTTCATATATAGTGCCAGGTGGCGACGTGTTCATATCATACGTGTCTGTGCCAGCTCCGGTGTATATATCAAGCTTGTACGTGTTGGGGACAAACGTGCGATAGATATGCAACAGCGCATTGCCACCTGCGTCCTCTATGCGCAATCTCGACGGCCCTTCTGACACGCCTTCAAACTGCACAGTCCAGTCTCCGCCACAGATACCAGGAGGACTGGGCATTGCTAAATTCTGTGGAGCGAACAGTATCGCAGTACCACCACCAGTGTATCGTTTGTCAAGTAACGGCGTGTCCGTAGCACTGCCCGATGAGCTTACGAATATTTCAACAGTAACGCCCGGCGTAGGTTGCTTTGTAACACGGCCAGAGAATACAATGTCAAAATCCGCCCACACTGGCGGCGGGTCGAAGTCCTCTACTTCCGCCATATAGTGGGTAGCTTTACCGCTGATCCCATACCCCGGCTGGAATAGGTACTCCAGCGCACGCTCTGTAGTTTCCTCATGTAGAACTGGATTAATCAACGTCACAGTACGCGGCACACGGTCAGCAATACCGGACGTAAACACAACGCCATCGTTACCCGCCGCCATGCCTTGTAGCTGAGTACTCCAGTCCATCGCGGAGTTTATCTCCCATAGTGGAATGAATGGCTGTGAGGCGTACGGACCTGACGTAGGGCGATACGCGTGGTTAGAGACTAGTAACGTGCCGGCCCCACCAGGCGTTACTGTCTCAAAAACCCAAAGCGAATAGATTGGCATCTGCTATCCTCTCCTATCAGTGTAGGTAAACCCTGCTCCAGATCCGCGTTGTAACAATACCATGTCTAACAAGCGAGTGTCAATGGACTCTAAGAACTGATTAGCGGCCGTTGATAGAGTAATCTGCTGTTGCATTACTGTGCGTTGCATTTCCATTTCCATTCGCAAGGCTTCATAGGATCCCTCTGTGGCCAGCCGCACATCCGCACCAAACCCCTGTATAGCTGCTGTGGTCTGATCTGCGTTCCACGCAATTGACGACGTGACCTGCTGGGTGTTGTCTTCGATAGCCGCTAGCTGACTCTCTGCGGTAGACTGCGCCAGCTCTTCTGCTGTTTGTACATCAGCTATGTTCAACTTAAAGTTTTCGGACAGCAATCTAATGCGCTCTAGGGCCAATGTGAACTCTGGCCCAGCACCGCCAGTAAGCTCCTTGCGTGATTCTATCACTTCTCGCATAGCTGCACCCAGGTGCTCTACTGCCTGGAGATCTCCAGTGACAGCGCGCGCGCGCAGTTCCGCAAGATTCTGTTCAGCAAGCTGAACCCTCTGTCGCGCGGTTGCATTACCGAACACCTGCCCGCCTGCAATATCTTTGCCAACCGACCGTATATCCTCAAGGGCGGTTTTTTCAAACTCTAGCAACTGGCTAGCGTGTTCCATGCGTGCTTGCGAAATGTCAGCCTCTGTTGCACCAAGCATCTGTAGCGCCGTCATGACGTCTTCGAAATCTGTCATGATGGTATCAAACTCACTCTGCAACTGACTGGTAGCTTCTGGAACTTTCTTATACTCCTTAAGTACGTTCTTGATAGCTTCCGGTTTAAGTGCCTCTGCGTTCTGGATGGCTAGTAGCACATCAAAGACTTCTTCCACGCCTTCTTGGAAACCAGCTATGTTCGACAAATCCGCACCAGCTAGTAACTCAAGCTGATCTCTAGTCAACTGGTTCAGATCACCTATAACCAGCGAGTAATCCCCGGTCACTTGTCGTAGGTAATCAGTAGCGGCTTTCTGTGCATGTCCTCCTAGTCGGTAGCCGGTATCCAGCATATTATCTAGTTCATTCTCTAGTGACTCATGGAATCCCTCTACCGACGAGATGTAATCATGGGCCATTAGTTCGAATCTGCCCATGTCAGCGGTCTCGAATCCGTCGATGAAGTTGTTTATGGACGTCAGCAGTGAGTCCAGCCCGTTGCTCACTGAAGAGATAGCGCTTGACATACCGCGCATAGAGCCGCTGCTACCACCAAGAGTCGTTTCAGGAGGAGCAAAGAACTTCTCCCAGTCAGGCGGATTGTTCTCCATAAAGTCCAGAAAACCGCCAACGCGATCCATAGCAGCTTGACTAAGTAACCCTTCGGTTACTAGCTGATCATAGCGCATTCTGGCTAGCGCTAACTGAAGGTCAAAGTTAGCTATCTCCATCTGCCGGCGTAATTCTTCTTTGCCTTCTATTTCTCCATAGTAAGTATCCATCAGACCTAGCACATCACTGCTTATGGCAGCCTCTTGTGCCGCGCTGATCTGGTCTATGAGCTGTAAGTATCGCCGCTGCGTAATAGTGCCATCGTTACGCGCTTGCTCAAGGTCTTTGAGCTGCTTATGTAGCTCCTGGTTAGCGCGTCTCTGTTGCTCTATGGGTAGGTCAAACGCATCTATAACGGCCAGCCCAAGCGCTCGTTTCATCCGCGCGGCGCCATCGTTAATATCCTGCTGCATGGCGTCGAAAACGACTTCAAAGGGAACGCCCAGTGAATCGGCCATGGCTTGAGCAACCAACCTGGCTTCCTCTATAGCAGCCCTGCGTCGCTGCTCGATATCTACTGCCTGATCACGGAAACTGTCGCGACCAAACGATGTAAATGGGTCAGTAATCTGACGTCGTACATCGCGTAGTTGTAGCCTTTGCGACTCTCTAACGTCGCTCACGGACGCGCCTGCTTCAAGTGCTTCCTGTGCGCTGCTTGTAATATCCGCTATCCGGTTGGCGAGGTCGCCAAGGGTACCAGTTGCAGTGGACGCATTTAGCCGCAGGGTATCAAGTACCGCCGCGAAGTCCTTTAAAGTCTGTACCCGCTTCTCTTCTTCCTGACGGCGTTCTTCTTTGGCTTGCCTGTTACGGTTGCCACCGCTGGCCATCTTGCCAGGGTCAAACTGCGCGCCCGTGATCATCCCGATAAGATCAGGTATACTGTTCACAAAGCCGTTAAAGAATTCAATAACATCTGCGCCTACTTGCCCGAGTGCTATTAACGACTCTAACTGCATACGAGCAGCGTGCATCTGTGCTATAGCGATTATTTTCTCAAGCTCGAATAGCTGCTTGCGTAGCTCTAGTTTTTCGCCCTCGCTTAGGTCTAGTAGGCCCTGTTCGGCGAACCCTAGAATCATTTCGCCCATCTGGACGCCAGCTTGTGCGGCACCAGCGTTGATCATCTCTGCGATGAAATCTAGGTCCACTAGGTCTGCGCCAGCCGCGCTTTCTAGCGCTTCAAGCTCCTTAGTTAGCGAATCAAGGTCTCTCGCTCCTTGCCATATTTCGCGGTTAGCAAGTTCTTGCGAATGTGTATAACCTTCTAAAGAATCTCGGCCTTCTTTGAGCCCCTGTACCAGCTGACCACGGCGCTGATCAGCTCCTTCAGCAGAATCGAACAGACTACCAGAGTATTCCTGCTGCGCGGCTATAAGGGCCTTTAGTTCCTCTATACGCTTTTGATCTACTTCAGCAGCCTTTAGCTGGGTGTTATTAAACACTCTGCTCTGTTCGGCAAGACCACGTAAGCTAGACGCAACGTCAGATATACCGACGATACTGGCCGCCGAGAACTGTAGAGCGTCCTTAGCCGCACGGACTTCTTTCTGCCGCAGCTCGACGAGCTTAGCCAACGGTAGCCCGAAATCTACAGCAAGACTCATTTCGTCCTGGCGGGCTTTAAGTACTTGCTGACTAACACCTGTATCTTCGAAGTCTATACGTTGTGCCAACCCAAACGCTTGCATCAGACGTTCCGGGTCACCGGCACCTTTAGCAAACTGTGAAGCGTTTTCAAACAGCGCCCTGGTAGCCTCACCTAGTCCCTCAACACCAGCATTGGCTTGCATAACGCCGCGCACAATGAAATCAAACGCCTCGTCCAGGCTATGGAATACCTTCTCTACGCCATTCGATATAACCCTGACACGGTCTTCGCGTATGTGTACCTCTACGCCAGTAAGGTCAAGATCTGCGAACAGCGCGTCTTGCAAGCCGTTTAAATAGCCCTCAACAGCTGTTTCTATCTCACCAGCTATGTCCGCTAACCCGCCTTCGGCTTGTGTGACTATGAGATCCGCTTTGCCCTGCATCTCTACAGTGTGAGAATGCAAGTCGTCTGCGCCTTTTTTGGCGAACGCGCCAATAGCTGCGCCAAGCACTGCACCCATCGCACCGCCGTACTTCGCGCCTAGTGCGGCACCCTCTGCCATGAAGTTGCCACTAGTTAGGCCGCCGAACTGCGAAACTGACTGTTGGCCTAGTCCAGTAGCTTGCACAGCACCCGCTATAGCTCCCCCCCAGTTGCCTTGTACAGCTTGCTGTGCTGCGCCTATCCACTGGGCGTTGCCCATGTCGCCGCGCTGCGATGCAATGCTAGACAGGTCGCCGAGTGCACCACCTACTTTATCCAGATTCTCAGATATTCCTTTGAGTACTCGGCCCCACACGCCCCCTGTGTTTTCCGCGATCTCTGCAATACGTGCGCCTAGCTTCTCCCAGCCTTCCATTTGGCCATCTAGCGATGCCATCGCATTGTCGTACTGCTGTTGAGTTATTTCCTCGTTGTCTAGCTGCTCGTTAAGCTTATCTACTTCTTTTCTATACGCCTGTATACGAGTGGTGCCAATGTCCCAAAGATCCATGCCTTTGGACATGCGCTCTATTTCCTGGTCCGACGGTATACCAAGGAACCCGCCAGAAGCCGCAAACTCCTGTGCTTCTAGCTCTAGTCGTTTCCGGTTGACGATATCAAGCGCGTCAGCCAGCGCGATGTTCGCGTCCGTGGAGAGCTTTACGGCCTCTGTAGCCGTAGCAGTATCCACACCAAAGGTCTGTATAACCTCTGTAACTTGGTGCACTTGGGCTATGTCTGCTATGGCCTTATTGTACGCTTCGACTTCTTTGGTAAGCTTGTTTAGTGGCTCTTTTGCCCTGTCTACGCCGCGTTGCCAAGTATCTAGGGTAATGAGTCCGGCAGCAAGCAGCTCGTCTAGTTTGGCTATCTCATCAGCGGCCTTCTCAGCTGGCGTGCGCAAACTATCCGTTATAGACTTACCTAGTTTCTCAAGCTCTTTGTTGTACTTTTCAGCTTCTTTGCGCGCTTCCTCCCGGGCCTGCCGTTCTTTCTCTGCCTGCGCAGCAGTAATAGAAGCCTGGTACTCTTCGTCTTTTTTTGCGTTTGTTAGCCGCGCTATCTCCTCACGTAATCCAAGGCTAGCGCGCTCGTACTTAGTAGCGTCTGCATTAGCAGACTGGTAAGCTCTACGCAGTCCGTCTATCTGCGCCTTTTGTACCTTCGTCGCATCTGCACCGTTGTTTGTCGCTTTTAACAGCTCGTCCAGACGAAACTTATACCGTTTGGCGCTGGCAGCCGCTTCACCTATAGTTGACTGGAGACCGGCATTGACCTCCATCATCTTCTCTAGATTGCCGCTCTTTGCAGCTTCGTCTATTTTTGCTAATTCGTTAGCAAAGGACGAGAATTGCTGGGCTGTGCGGTCCAGGTCACCAGCACCAGCGAGCGCGTCGAATAATCCGTGCTGAAATACGTCAGCGACTAGTTGTATCTCGTTGGCGACAATCGCAAACTTCTGAGCTAGAGCCGTCAGTATTGTGTCGCCAAGCGCACCGAACACGCCCTTCATAGACTCAATCACAGACAGTATCTGTGACGAAGTAAGAATCATGCTATCTAGCGCAGGCAGTAAATCATCACCAACGCGAATAGCTAATGCAACTACTTCGTTACGTAGTGTCTCGAATCTACGCTGTGTAGTATCTGCCATGTTGGCAGACTCGGCAAATATCCGCGACGGGTTATTGCTCTCATTAGCAGCAAGTGCCATTGCATCAGCAAGGCGGTCTGTGTGTGAGGCTAGTGTAGGTATAACAGCGCCTAGGCGAACGCCACTCAAACCAAGGTCATCAAGCACCGCAGATACGTCTTGGCCCTGCTTACCAAGTCTGTCGAAACCCTTTAACAACAGCAGGAGGGCGTCACCGGCGTCTCTGCGAAACGTATCGGACATCTCTCCAGCCGACACGCCCGCAATACTCGCAAGCTTTTCTAGATCTTTGCCACCGGCAATAACTGCACTTTGTATAGTCTGGCCAAGGCGCAGTGTTGCCGACCTTGCAAGTTCCGACTGGATGCCATACTCATCATAGGTCGCCGCCAGTGCTAGCGCGTCTTCCGCAGCAAGGTTAAAAGAGATACCGCCTTTAGCTACTTCTTGGGAAGTGCGCAGAATGGCTGATTCTGTAGTTGCGTACTTGGCGGCAAGGACCGTAATAGCCGATGAAAGTGACAGAGCTTCAGCGGGCGCCCGCTGAGTAATAGCCAGAAACTTACCAAACTGCTGGGTGCCTTCTTTACCCGTTACATCGGATGTAGCATTAAGACGGGCAATCGCCTCAGTAAATATCGTTAGATTGTCAACGCCCCGTATACCCAGCGTGCCAGCGACTTCTGTAATCCCTGCTAACTCTGCCGCAGTTCTACCTAACTGCGGATCTGTAGACATGTCGATGAGCTTCTGTCGCGTGGACTCGAACGCATTGCCGACAAGGTCTGTAGTCTTTGCTACACTTTGAGTAGCTACTTGGTACTCTATGGCTTTAGATGCCGCGAATGTGTAAGCAGCGGCCGTTGCAGTAACAGCAGCTGCTAGGCCGCTAAGCACCAGTACTAGCGGGCCTACAACAGCTGCAACAGAAGTTAATGCGCCCGCCGAGACGCCAGCAGCAGAGGATATACCTTCCAGCGCGCTAACACTAACTCCAGCACGCGCCGAGAATCTCTGTAGTGTGTTACCAGACAGATCCTTCAGTACTCTACCAAATAGAGAAAGCTTTCTAGTATCTGGCACATCTGGAGTGCCAGATGGGCTTAAGCCGCCTCTCCCGCCGCTTACCCGCAACCTACTAGTCGACGGTTTCTCAAAATCCTTCTTTAACGCAATAAGCTGCTTTATCTGGCGCTCAGCTTCCGTGAACCCCTCAAACTTTAGCGCCGATGTAGTGATGATATCAGCCACGTGCGTCTACTTTGCGTTAATCGGTTTACGGGGGTTGTCCATCGCGTACTTGGTGCCATCCTTAGCACCTTTGATATTTCCTACCAAGAGACCCTCAATTATTGAACGCGTAACCGACCTAGCACCCTTGTGCATCTTGCTGCTCTTTAGTAGCCGCCGTGCTTCTTTGCGTTCGCGCAAACAGTACGCTTTGCCACCACCGTCAGTAACGTCCAAGGAGCCGACTATGCTTAGCGCTGTGGACCACGGCACTGCTAGCTCTCCGCCCTCGTGGGTGAAAAAAGCTGGCAGCACCTGCGGTCCGTTTCCTACACGCGGCTTACGAAAGTCCGTCACGTGTCCGCAGTGCACACAGTGCCCCCTCGTATTCTCTCTACTGCACTGTGCTGAGGTACAAAAAACAATTCCGTTATCCTGTTCATACTGGAACTGCTTCAGCATGCTCCCATGACCAGACATATGCGCGTAGGTCACAAAGTATTGTAGCTCTATGGCGTCTTCGTACGCCATGCGCTTTTTTTTTGGAACTCCTCTTCGGCCTCTATGGAGAGGTCATATAGCCAGAGCGCGAATGCTACTTTGTATTGCATGCCAGCGTACTTACCGGTAGAGTGGATGCCAAGTTGTTCAAGTGACGCAGAGAACGCGTCTTCTGCTGCGGACGTCTGTTCCTTGAAAGCTTCGTACGCACTGTAAACCTCGCTAGCGACGTCAACGACGTACGCAGTTGCCGCTGGTGGCACACCGCTTAGACACTGCTTACGGAATTTACCAAATGGTACGACGGTAGGATCACCGCCGAGCACACGGCACGCAACGGCCACACAGGAGTTAGGATCTGTGCCTATCTCCGCAGACTTCTCGTGTTCTATTGCTAGCCGTTGTGTGAGTACCTGTTTATCCTGTTCAACGCCATCTAGTGCCGTATCCCTGACACCTTCTGCGACTTTCAACGCCTCATGCTCTGCGCCACCTTCTTCCAGCGGCATTAACTCAGCATCAAGGTACGGCGGTACTGACATGTCACCGTCCTCCCAGTCGCCAAATAGCACCTCACGCTTCTGCTCTAGCGTCTCTTTACCCGTGCACTGTTCCTCGTCTGTGATAGCTTCACCGCTCCATGAGCGTACCCGCATGCAAGCGTCCAGCTGGTCAGCTTTTTGCATCTTCTCAAGGAACTGTATCTGCAAGTTATCGTAGTCCTCGCAGTACCGGGAATCCACGGTGTACAGCGTATTGTGGTCTCGCTCTACCTTGGTCTGCTTACGCGCATTACCGAACCGACGTAACGGGTTGCTGACTTGCTCACCCTCCTGGTCGGCTTTCCATTGCGCTTCCTTTGCTGCTAGAAGCTCTTCGTTGCCTTCGCGCTTTTTGGCTTCCTCTATCAATTCTGCTTCTTGACGCTTTAGATCTGCTTCAACTTTGGCAAAATGTGGCGTGCTTTTACGCAACGACTTGTGCCCTTTACGTATCGCAGTAATGGTAACACCGATGCCAAGCGGATCAGGCTTAGTAAGAGTCTCATAGGAAGCCACTACACTTGCATGCTTTTTAGTCTTTCGTTTCATCGTGCACCACGTACCAAGCCCCTGGGATGTGCGCGGGGCTATGGCGTCTAGACTGCGCTTTAAATCCCGTCTGTTAGTCCAGAATGACGCTAACTAGGCCGGAACGACAACGCCGAGAGCTTCCGCCGGAGTGCCTTCGAGCAACCAGTGATCGATAGGCGTGATGCGGAAGTCGTAGGTGTCGGCAAGCGTGACAAAGTCGATGCTGATAGTACCGGTGCCGGGATTCAGCACGTGAAGGGTACCAGCAAGGTCCTTCCAGTCAAGCACGAGCGGAGTAGTAGCGCCGCTGATGTCAAAGTCGGCCGGTGCTACCTGGTAGTCGGTATCTGCCGCTAGCTTCCATTCGACTTTGTAACCGACAACTCGATACGGCGTATCGTTGGGATTAGACACGACGTTTTCGACAAGCAGCTCAGTGTCAGCTGGCCAGTCCAGGTTAACGGCTAGTGACGTAGGAGTAGGCGTGACAGCGCCAGCAGCGGCAGGAAGCGCCGACAGTTTCTCGACGCAGCCGTTGACCATGGAGCTAACCTGGAAGTTGTACCCTTGGTTCAACGTGCCGCCCTCAGGCAGCCCGTGCATAGCAACCCAGAACGCATTTACCGGGCTGGTGTTCGGTGTACCCGGCAGCGGCGTAGCTGTCTCCAGCGTGAAAATAACTGGCAGTATTGAGCTTTCAAACGCCTTAAGCGCGTCGATACCAGCCTGAGGGTTGCCGTAGTTGATGTAGGTGTCGAAAACAAAGGTGCCGCCAGCAACGCCGCGTTTGTGCTGGACTTCGCCACCTAGGCCACTGACTCGCGTCTGTTCCATGATGGGCGGCAGTGTAAGCGTGGCACTCTGTGGCCGGATATCCGGCAACCCTGTGCCGGCTTTGCCAAGTATAGTATCGGCTAGCCGTATGCCGATATTCGCAATCGTTCCTGCGTCTGGTGTACAAGATGACATCTTCGTTTCTCCTTACGGTCCGGTTTGAGGGCTGGCGTGTATGCGTATACGCGCCAGAATTGCGTAATAACCAGGATGAGTTTGATTAGCCACGGGCTGGCCTGTCGGCGGGTGGTACGAGTGAAAGTTAGGCCAGTAGCCAGCAGGTAAAGCATGTAGTCCTGTCTCTACTGCCGTCATTATCGCTTGTCTTGCGTCAAGCTGTAGTGGTCCTTGCGAGTTGATCTCTAGCGCTGTGTCTGGACTGCGGGACGGCGCCCCACACTGGTTCTTTGCGTACGTCTGTGCGTCTAGGAAACCTACAGAGCCCCATACGTACGGAAAGCCTGTTGGTGATTGACCGGTTGGTGGCACATACCCGTCACTATCTAGCACCCAATCTAGAAAGTCTATGTCAGGGAACGTAGCTATGGCAGCTGCATTACGTAACGCAGTTTGTATAACCCGCAAGTCGTCGATATCCCAGCTAAGCTCTGACATTCTGTGCCTTCTTTGTAGCTTGCTGGTGACCAGCGCGCAGTGCTGCGCGGCTACCTATCACAGCAGTAGGACCCACTGGGTATCTGTCCTGTATGTACTTATAGTACTCAGTGAACACGGACACATATGCCGACTGGTACGCTCGCCATTTGGCTACTTCTATATCAACGTCCTTTTGGTCAGGTATCGGGTAAGTTGTGCGCACACCAGGGTCTGATTCGTTTGGCTCATTTACAGCCGGGTGTATGGATGCGCGTGTGCGGCCCGTACTCGTGGACGTCTTCTCCGGACCAGGAGCAACACTCACCGCAGCTTGCACACCGCCGGTTAGAAACTGCTCTACTTGGGCGTGGGCAAGGGCACTGTGTCGATTACGAAGCAGTTGCTCTAGTGGATCCATTGCTACGGGCTCCCTACCCATATGAATACGTTGGCGGCACCGCCAGTCACATTACCTATAGTGCCGCTCAGTACTTCATTGCTTATAGTGTTGGTTGCCGTAACTGTCCAGCCGTCGCGTGGGCGAATGGGCAATACGGACTTTGCTATAACGAAGCCGAACTCTGGCAGCTTGGACGTGTATACGTTCTGCGGCGCCTTGTCAGTAGATATCGTGTTAGCTGGTATGTCCGATATTACGGACTGTGAGAACGACACTGACTCACCAGCTGTGTACGCATTACCTATAGCCGGTGTGACGCTTGCAGTAAGTTTACCGAACCGCGTAGATGTCTCACCTACTACTGCTACTGTATCAGTGCCTATAGTTAACAATGTCTCAGCGCGTAGTGTACCACTTAGCCCAATACTGCCCGCGCCTTCCAGTGTAATTTGACCATCTGACACACTCACAGGCGCTGCCAACACAACAGCCAGTGCGCTTCCGTCCTCCATGCGCAACGTATTCGTCTGCCCAGGCGGCGACTTGAGCACAAGGGTATAGTCGGCCAGTAGCGCACTGCCTACAGCCACTTGACTTTGTACATACGCAACCAATGACATATCAACACCATGCGGCTACTGCAACGCCTTCTGATTCTGTACGTATTAACCTGCCTAGCACGGCACGTACGAAGTTATCCAGCCTTCTAGACTGCACGGTGTCTGATGTGCCAGCTTTGCGACTAACCGCAACCTCTTCGGCCACTTTGATCTGAGTTATCATCGGATCTATGTCAGCTGCTGTTTTAGATGGTCCGGACACAAACTCAGTAAGTGCAATGTGTTCAGCTCTTAGCGCTGATGCAAGTATGATGTCACTCGGTATGCCTAACACCGTGATGTGATCTACACAGCTGTACTGCGGGTAAAACAGCCCTTGAGTACGGTTTACCTTGAGTATGTATGTTGCCGCGCTGTGCCGTGACGCGTCGATACTCAAGGTACCGCGTACCAGGATGGATTCCTTCACTGCGGTGTCTGTAATAGACGCAAGTGAGGTATATCCATAGATCGCCAGCAGCGCCTCTGCGGCAGCCACATCCTGATACGCGTTGGCACCCGTTACCCCAGTGCCGTCTTCGATCTCAAGGGCCATAGGTGCGCATTACCCGTCTGACAGATGCAGAGAACCCCACTCTGGGCGGATGCACTTGGTAGCCAGGTAGGTTACAAAGCTGTATCCGTGCTTACCGTCGTTCTGGCCACGATTGTGCGCAAACCAAGTAAACGAGAACCCGTCAGGGTTGCGGACTTGTGCACCGGACTGACCTTCAGGAATCATCGGTGGGAGGGTCAGCGATACAATGCAGCCACGCGAGAAGAACAGGCTCTTGGCGTGATTGCCACTGAACGTGACTGCTGCGTCATCAGGGAATCCGCCGGTCGGCGCAGCTGGCGTGAACGTGATGCCAGTTGCGGCACCGGCACCGTCAGCAACGTTGTCCGCAGTGACCAAGAACGTTCCATCCACGCCAGCGACTGTGAACAGGTCCCCCGCCTTCAGAGTGCCGTTAATCGTGCCACCGTCAGTGTTCATCGTGGTAGCACCAGCAAGGACTGCGCCGTTAACAAGAACGGTAGTGTTGTCGTAATCACCAGCCGTGAACTTGTTCGTGGTAACTAGATTTGGCGACAATGGCGCCTTGCTACCGCTCACGCCGAACGTCTTGTACATCTCGAAGTCACCGGCGTTTAGCAGCTTGCCAGTCTGGAACACACTGCCCGTGCTGTCACCAGTGATGTTAGCGTGGCTGAAGTCAGCAGCCATAGCCGCACGGTTGTAGTCTGCGTATGACAACAGACTGTAACGTGGGAAAAGTGCGCCATTATTGTCAAGGTTGGTCATGTGCGGCTCAATCTGCGCACGTGTAGTCAAGTACGCGTTAGCACCGACCACTGACGCGTTGTACACTGATCCAGCCTGTGCCATGACTTGCAACTCGACCTGCTTTGACAACGCAATGATCGCAGGATCAATCACGTATTTCTGGAAGTCTTCCAGCTGAAAATCCTGCTCACGGCCAGTAAGCGTGTAATGCACGCCAAGCTCGTGGTTGATAGTAAGAGGAACCTGCGGCGTGTTGATGTCAGACGCAGCAAACGAGCCATTTGCATAGTCGCCGACTTCAGGCTCGGCGGGGTATGTGACATTGATAGTCAACCCCTTGGCTGGTGCCGCTGGCCATGTGCCAACAAGCGCCTCTGTCGCAGTGAGACGGTATGCATTACTGGTATGCATAGCCATCATGGACGCGGCAGCCACCGAGTCCTGTGGGTTAAAGCGAAATGCGCTTGTGCTGAAAGTCGAGTACGTTTGGATGTTGTTAGCCACGGTTCAGGCTCCTCAAGTTTGCGCCCTACAGACCTTTGCCTCCGTAGAGCCGTTGGAAGAGCTTGTCAGGCTCTTCTGTTGTTTGCCCAGCGTTCGGGTGAAGCGGTGAGCGGGTGTTACCAGGTTCTGTGTCCTTGTCTACGGGTGTGAAAGCGGATGCTAGGTTCAGGCCGAACTCTTTGCCACCGGTGCGCATGTCGCCAAGTAGCGCGCTGTAATCTGCAACCTTGTCGCCGAGCATACGCGGAGTGCCATCAGCATCTTTGACAATTAGCGCGCCATTGACCTGGCTGACCATTGGTCGCGTCTTTTCCCACACTATTGGGCGCATGTCCTCGTTGACCTTGTCCATGTACTTGCTGACCGCAAAGTCGTAAAGCTCTTTCTCAGCACGGGCCGTTTCGGCGTCTTGCATCTTCTTGAGCATTTCGGCCGTTTTGGTCTCGTGAGCCTTAAGCTTCTTTTCTTGCTCTGCGTTGTATGCCTGTAGTTCCTCAAGGCGCTGCTGGAGTTCGGACTTACCAGACAGCTCGGACTCTTTGTGCTGCTTGAGTAAGGCGGCTATTCCTGCCAGCGGATCTTTCTCGTCCGGCGCAGAATCGCCAAGATCTAGCTCATCTGGACTATCTGCATTAAGTAGCTTCTCTAGCAGTTCCTTAGTGCGGTTAGCTTGTAAGCGAGCTTTTTTGGCCGCAGCTTCCTTTACCTTGTCGATGCCTTGTTCAGCCTCTGTGTACTTGGCCACAAGTGCGCTGATGTAAGTCTGTTGCTCGTCTGACAGCTCGGACAGTCCAAGGGCATCTGTGATTTCTTCGCTCGTTATAGGCATAACAGTGTCCTCCGGTTTGAGTACCGACGGTAGGTGTTGCGGTATGACAACCGCGATGGGTGAGCTTTGGGCAGCTCTGGGTAACTAGTCTAGGATATTCGGATCAGAAAGTCAAGAATAAGGGGAAAAAAGTACTTGACTGAGCTGGCACACTGGTGTACTGTGTGTGACAGATGTTTACATGTTGTGACATCTGTACACAGGGTACACCTAATGAAAAGCGTCCGCATTACAGACAAAATGCACAGAGCACTATCCGATCATTGTAGGAAAACCCGACGCAGTTTGGCGGCAGAGACAGACTATGCACTTACTGCACTAGTAGAAGGAAGGATATGGACAGATCTATACGTAGAGAGCGAAGGGCAAGACCACAGCACTATCGTCATATCCGTATCAGCAGACAGCGGCGATGACTTTGTAGTAATCAGAGAGCACGTAGGCGATGGGATGATAGTGTCCCACGCCGCTAGCTTACGCAATGCGCCGAAGAAACCGATAGAGCAGGAGCCGACAGATTAGCTAAACACCCCTGTGGTAAATAAGACGGCGTCTACATGAAACTCAGGCACGGGTAGACAGTAAAAGGCCCACACTCACTTCCCGCCTAAGGATCTGGAGTGTGGGCCAAGTTGGCACCGCGTTTAACCGTGCCTCAACCTTGTAGACAGGTAGTCTACCCTCTAACAGTCCGCCCTTCATTCGTTGTCACCGGGTGCAGGGCGGGACTAGACTGTACAGTCTAGACTACTCGGCTGCACTTGTCAATAGCAAGAAAGCCCGGTATATCCGGGCTCTCAAGGGCTGAGCGGATTTGAACCGCTGACAGCGTCACTCTACCAGACTGAGCTACTCTGCGCACAGAGGCAGGATTCGAACCTGCGGCTACGCTTGCTCTACCAGACTGAGCTACAGCCAGTACGTAGTGTAGCCTGTGTAGATACGTATGTCAACGATCTGGCTGAGTCACGCAATGACTTTGCTAGACAGGAACCGTCTAGGAAAAAAATCACACCAGGTATTCGATTCGGACGACGTGAACCCGAGGGAGAGGCATTTTTCAACGTGCTTACAGCCACCACAAGTGGCCCCTTGGGGTAATCTCATGCACGTTGTCGTATCGCATTTATGATCAGCACAGCAACCGTGCTGCCACGTATTGGTGCCCGTTGTTTCATCGAGCAGCGCTGTAAGATCGGTCATGACGGGACCACCCCTTTCTCCCAGGTCAGGATAGTCAAGTCGAACGTATATCCGCACTGTTTGGCCAGATCAGCAGCCTCGTTATACGAGATACCCTCATCGTCTCGCAAATCCATCTCCACGTGTAGTTGATCTATAAGGTCTGCACAGCTGGTATGCAAAGCAGCCGTAAAGCACTCAGGTGACCATACCGCGCGATAGTCTTCCCCTGGCTCAATATGATTACGGCAAACATCGCACACATGCTCTTTACGTGCTTTACGGCAGTGCTCAAAAACTACGCCATCTGTGCCTTGGTACCAGCGGCTAACAGCGTGTAGACTCATTGTGCCTCTTCCTCTTCGACACTGTCATCCTGTTCGCTGTCCTGCTCGCTATCTAAGCTCCCCTCCTCACCTTCACTACCAGATCCTTCCATTTCTAATATCTTCGCCCACACATCCGCGCTTATGCTGTCGTCTACACTTTGAGCAACAGCGAGCACAGTTTGCCGGTTAAGCACAACGCCCTTGTCATAAAGCTCGAGTACGCGGTCTAAACTTCTATCACTCTCCGCCTTTGGCCTGCGGCGACTAAAGGTAAGCTGCGGTTCGTTAGTTACTGGTATTCCTTCCATCTGGGCCGTAGCGCGCAGTAGTCGCTTAGCCCCTGGCGCCATTGCGAGAAACGCAAGGTCTAGATAAGACATAGACCGCGCGTCTGCTACTGCAATCTGTGTAGCCTTGACGTCGCCTTTGTACTGGGCGTCTAACGGATCTAGGCACTTACGGCGTACCTCGTTCTTCAGGTCCTCCAGTACTTCTATCTCTTGTGGTATAAATGAGCTGTCTAAGGATTTCCAGTCACCACTACTGCCTTCAGGTAGAGCAAGTAGCCTAGCTGCGCCTGCTTTAGGCATAACAGTCTGTCCATTCTCATCTACTGTTAAGTCCGCCGCTATTACAAACACAGCTGCTGTAGCTACGCGTAGCCTGAAGTCCTCTAAGTGCGAGTCACCGCGATCTACCTTAAGCTGTATCTCAGCTGCATCCTTAAACGGCGGCATAGAAACGTACGGCTCATCCCATGTTGCTGCGAATGCTTCAACAGGTACTGACGTTAAACCTCTATACAAGCCGCTTTTCCACGGCTTGTTTTCAGGCTCCAAGGACAGCTCGACATCCTTGTCAGTTAGCGCGTATACGCGACGCTTATACGAATCTTTCTCTTTAGCGCGGTATACCCGCCACTCTACGCCTTCGCTAGTTACCGTGTATACGCGACGTACCAATGTACCATCTATAGACCCTTCCAGTACGGCGTCCAATAACACTAGGCCGTTCTCGCTGTAGCCATACTCCCAGTACAGGAAGTTATCGGCCGGTTCACGTACCCAGAACGCGCGATTGCCTTTCTCGAATAGCCGTATGAAATCCATGCCTGAGAAAAACACACTCTCTAGCGTTATCTCCATCATCTGCATCAAGCCTTGCCCTGCGCCAGTAAGGCCACCATACTTACCCACGCAGCGATCTGCTAGAATATCCGGCCATTCGCTGAGGTCAACGTTGGCATTAATCGGCTGTGAGGCACTAACGGCTATAGAGTCACCGTAGACGTTGGTAGTAGTCCATCGACGTAGGCGGTCCTCAAACACCGGGTAGCCACGTATGTACAGCGGATCACTAGCCGATGCGTACTCGCTCGCCGTAGGCCGTACCCACTTTTGATCATTGGCGCCGTCAAAACGGAACGCGTCTGCGCCTATCATGTAGGCTTGTGATAGTTCCCGTGCGGCGGCCATTGGGAAGTAGGACGGGTGTATGCGATTGGCTATGTGTGTCATTGACCCATCTCCAGTAACTTCTCAGCTGTTAGACTCACGCTGTCAAGTAAGCGTTCAGTAGCCAGCACTTGTCGTTCTTCTGCATGACGTCTTGCAATCTCGAATATCTCTGTGTTGTCGCCGATGGCTGTACGTGCACACTCTACTATCATATCTACATCACTCAGCATAATGTGTATAAGTTCATGTCGAACTGATCTTAGCACATCTACACGTGTGTGTACGCGATCAGAGTACAGAGTGACTACAGCTGTTTCATACGATACTAACGGACTGCACAGACCGATTCTTCCATCATCGGCGTCTGATGACTTTGCAGCAACGAACTGAATATCCCAGAGACCGAGCGACATAGCACGTTGCATACGTGTGCCAATGTCTGCGAGCAGTTGCTGTAGCTCTGTTAGTTCCATCAGTGTCTCCAGTAGATCTGAAGACTGTCTGTAGGCATCCACGCGTCCAGCAACTCTGCAAGCTCGTCGGCTTTGGTCGCTATAGACTCTAGGCGTAGTGCGTCCCTTTGACCCATGCCAGATTCCTGGCGTTTCGACAGGGCTACGTTAGACATGTGTCTTGCGAGATTTGCTAGTCCTATACTTTCACTGCCACACGCATTTGTTGACTCTAGATCAGCACGTATCTGACGTTCTTGCTTAACTGCGGTGTCTTTGTTATCCATAGCTGCCCTCTAGCTAGTCACTGTCTAGCAATGAACTAAGCACCTTATCAACGTTATCAGCTATAACGTCTGGCGCTTGTACTGCTTCCTTAGCGACTTTTGCTACCACGTCACCAGACATGTTGACTACTTTGCGCGGCGTTTCCACGACTGTAGTCAAGGCGTCTTCTACAAAGTCAAAAAGTCCCATTACGCACTCCTTTATTCTCACAAAGCTATGTGTGTCATTGATCAGGTTCCTCATCTGCTGCTCTATGCTCTGGAGATAAGCTACCAGATAGCGGTAGTTCGATATCGCCTATAATTAAACCGACTTCCAAAGTAGGTGTTCTGCTTTTATTGCCATACGCACGAATAACTAGGGACACGTTTTTAGACGGGACTGTTGCATCCCAGTTAACCCAGGCAGTGTCGCTGTCGTCTACATACATCTGTGATACAGACGCCCCCTCTTCCGTAAGAGCTTTACGTAGAGTTTCGTGGTCGCCGACTTGTCTGTGCTCGTAAATAGGAAGTGCCATTTTTCGTTCTCCTACACAAAGCTATCTGCGCTGAAACAGCTTGCCACATCTACGACACGCAGGTAAAGAGCTACTCCCTAGTCCGTCGTGTAGTACGTACACATCATGAGAGCCTAACCAACAGGCAATCCTAGTTAGTGTTCTGTAGATTATCTTGCGCATCTTGATGGACATTTTCTGCTCTCCTTGGATAAGCACCGTTGTGTATACTACCTACTCTATCATGTTCCAAGTTCTACCTCCTACCATAGCCATCGCACACGCTTGAACATGAGATAGTTGTGCTAGCTCGCCAAGCCTCTTAGCTAACATGGCAGGCCCATGGTTACCAGCGGGCACATTGACATCCGCACGTATCGTCCACTGTTCAATGTCTTGCCCAGTGCGTACCACGTCGAGCACTATATACGCAAGTCCATGCGAGCTTGCACACCCCGGGTACATAGCAGTGATTCCAGACTTGTCCATTTCCATGTCAAGGGCAGCAGCAATTCTGGCGTGCGCTTGCTTGATTGTTTCTGTATGTGCCAAGTGGATCTCCCTTACTTACACAAAGCTATCTGTACCAGCGCCAACAGCAACCACGATACCTTGCGGCTTACTATCCAGGTAGTTATACCCATGGACCGCACTATCCAGTGTATCCGGGCTCTCTACGCCCTTCTGCTCCAGTATAGCACTAGTCCACTGTTTTTCCAACCGCGATTGGTCACCTACGTGCCACACTCGGCCTTCTTTGTACACCATAGAGAACGGTACAGCGCGGTCATGTTTGTTGTTGCTAGCGTGTACGGGGTGGACTTGAGGTAGTCGACCAGGTATCTTACCACGTCGTCGCAGGTCATCGCGCACTGTTTCTACTGCACGGATTAGATTCTTGCCGCCGTAGTTGTCCTCTACCAGTATGTCACATTTGTGCCGATGAGCCGCCATGACAGCAACGACCTCCCAACCTTCGCGCGGCCCCGTAGTCAAGTCCTCCATGACGTAGTACATCATGCATCGGGTACCAGCCTTCTCACCTATAGAGCGGCCTATTACAGTAATGCCAGACTCTGTAGCACCGCCGCCAGGGTCAACGGATACAATACGTTCACGGATCGTTTTTAAGTCAAACTCATCTGGTACTTGTTGAAAGTACGAATCGTCCAGCAACGCCCCTTCGCGATTCGTAGTCTCGTGGTTCATTTCTACGCGAAACGCCCCTATACCCATGTCGTCGATTAGCTGCTGACACTTGGCTATACTCATCCCCTCCGGCCAGCTAGGGATACCGCCCACGATGTCATGTGCTGGGTATTCTACGTATTGCTCAAGTGCGCTCTCTTGCTGGTGACTTGCGTCATGTTGCTGACGAACGTACTCATCTAGCTCTGCTTCACTCATGCTCTCTGCCCCAGTAGCCTTGACCTTGCGCATCACTGGTTTAGTCTTCAGGTCTACTATGGCCTTCCATGGACCACTGACTATTGCGTCGTTAAAACACGAGCTTTTGCGTTCAATGATACGACCTATCACACCGCTGTGTATGATCCTGTTTTGGAGTATAAGAACACGTAACGGGTACTGTCGGCTGCCCATGGGTACCACTTCGGTAGACAGGATGGACTCTTTACGCGCCGTTGCGCGCGCTGTGTCAAGCTGGTTGTCGATATCATCTATGATGAGTAGATCAGGCCGAACAGCTTTCAGTAGCTCACGTGCTTCGTCCGGCATATCTGGATCAGGCTGTTCTACACTGGCTTGATTGGCACCGCGCTTGCCAGCTTCTAGACTAGTGGCCTGGAATATGTGGCCGGATTTTGTAAAGAGAATACGATTGCTCCAACCTAACAACCGCCCTTCCGCAGTCATGGCAGGCTTGGCTATCAATGGGTAAGAGCGGCGAAACGAGGGTTCGTCGAATAGTAGTCTCAGTGACTTCAGCCTGTCTTGTGCGTTAGGTAGATGTTCAGATAATACTAGGGCGTAGCGAGTTTGCCCCATGGCGGAGAGGAACGCAGCAGCGCCCATGCCAACGGTAGACTTGCCAGCTGCACGAGGTAGACAGGCTAAGTATGGACGGGATTTCTCACCGAGACGCAGCGTATCCACATGATGAAAGAAGTCAGTGTGAAACCGCGCTGGTGGATCACTGAATACGCCGGGGAGTTTTTCGTACAGCCATGACTGGCAAGTACGAGACCGCGTGGACATACGAGATTGGTGTACTTGGAGGCGGTTTATTACGGACGCAGGTAGCCCCTCTGGAGTGGATACCAGTTCGTCGTAGCCAGTTAGTAAGTCGTCGTAGAAGCTCACAAACTACCGTATCACTTTCGTACTACGAATACGTCGCTTTTCTTCGTCCTATGCGCAATCACTGTGCAGCTCGTGCCATCACTAGAAGACTCGAACCGTGTCACCGAACAGTAAGACGGACCAAAGCGAGACACGGAAACACGGCCGTCATCTATAACAGCACTGACCATCTCTATCGCGTCTTTAGCGCGTCTTCGTCTGAGACATCGCACTGTATCCTGATATGTATGTGGTTCATGGGTACTCAGTAGGTGCTTTTATATAGCTCGTGCCTACTCATAGCAAAGTCGGTTCCATCACAAATCTCGTCGCAGTCTGGTGGAGATGTGCGTAAGTCACTAAGTAGCGGAGTCACTGTGCTATTCATTATCACTCATAGTCCTCTCTGTACACGTCAGGCGAGGTGTGAGAAAAGTAGCAGACGTTACCACGATCTACTGACCCCTCGTGCAACTCCCATTCTTTAATATCGCACAATGATCCGCCATTGATGACTTTCAGTGACGCGTCCTCTACGCCCTGGATAGCAATACACACCGCGTCGTTGTCAGTTAGGTCAGAATCACCGACGAACTGGAGCACGGCTGCACCAGACATGGGGACGATAACAGTGTAGAGGGTCTTTTTAGGTTCCATTCTTGTTCTCCTGTAGCCATCTGGACAATTCAGCTCTGTGTCCTTCGGTTATCAACTGCGCCGCTCTGCGCCAGCCAGGATTCTCGTCTTTTGGCTCTACGCCAGTACATCGCCAGCACTGGCATACATCGCAGCCTACTAGACCAGACACACAGTTAATAGAGAACGTGAACGCAGGTACGTCACGTAGTATCTCTAGTAGATCGCGGAAACTATCTTCAGGTGCTGACATCCAATCGAGCTCTCTTAGCTACTGCATTACTCGCCAACGTACAGTACAGCGCCGCGCACTCACCGTACCCGTCACCAGCGGAACTAGCTGCTTTGAATGCTCTACGGCGGTCCGCGTCGAAAAGTTTCGTAGATGCGATAGCACGCGCTTTACGTATCGCTTCGTTCTGTGCGGTAATGCACTCTGCGGCGGCTTCACGGTAGATGTCTGGTGTGTTCATGGTCGTAGTCCTTTCTACTTAGTCAGGCAGTTTCTTATGTTCGTAATCGCGAAAGCTCTGTAGAAGCTCTTCAGCGTCTTTGATCTTTTCATGCGCTACACCCGCTGCGCGGGCTGCTTCGATCCAGGCAACAATAGGCACTGCGGCGAGCTCATCACGTCCACAGATGATGAATACGGGCTCATCGTCTGCTGTGTTTTCCCAGACAGTGTTGACCTGCGAGTACTCTTCCCACTTAAGCACGTTGGTCTCCTTTAGCTTCCTTTATCGCTCTGCCCGCCTAGTCGCTGACAACATGCGCCGCAGCGTGTTTTCTGCCTCGCGCCTACGTCATGCGACCAGTACTATACGCATCCTACACTAGCCAGCAGCGTTTGTCAAGGGGCCTTTCATTCTGTCTATCTCCCACTGGTGTACAGACTTCCTTATGTCCTCCTGGTCATCTAGAGGTAGAGAGTCGATGTGCGCAGGCTTTTCATTCAGCATGATAAGCATCCCTGTGCCCTGGCTACCCATGTCGAACATATACAACTGGTATGCTTTGCCCATCAGTTACCTAACGTCCTTGTCTGCTGTTTCGAGAATGTGCGCTTTCATACCAGTGTGTCGTTCTCTAGCTCGCTCACCCACTATGATAGCTACTGCGTCACTCACGCTGCTTACCTCTCTCCAGTGCTCACCGTCGTATACTCGTATACTGTGACCACGGATATGTATTTCGCAGTTACCCAGCTCTAGAGGCTGTATTGTGCACTTCTCGTGTTCTCCCACGTCTGGCAAGCGGTCTTCTACAACCTGCCGTACTTCTCTGGCAAATTGCTCTAAGGCAACTTGGTCTACGGTGAACTGTACTGGCCATTGCCTCATACATCCCTCCAGTGACTAAACGTCTTTAAGCCTACGTCGAAACAGCCGATGTGACGTGTAACACGGGTTAGGTGCCGGCTTACCAACGGAATTCATCACATGTTTCCACTTCTTCGCGTCGTCATCGTAGAACTCATCAAGCGGACGGACTGTCTCACCCTCCTTTAGCAAACGGTACTTGCTAGCTTTGCACATCGTTCACCACTCCTTGATATGTGTTCCTCTTCGACTAGGTACCAGTGCCCGCTGTTATCTCTGTCAATGAAACAATCTACCGTCTTGCTCATCACTCGCCTTTCTTGTGTTCACACTAGGATCTATCTACCAATGCCGCCTGGAACGTTTCTGCCACAAATGCCACAAGGATCTCCCTAGCCTCTGGCGTATTGCCAGCATTTACTGCCCTTGTCACCGCTACCGCCGTGTCCAATGCCGTAGCATCCGCTACCCCACTCAACATCTGCTGCGCACGTATCAGCCCTTGCTCTATGCCCTTCATTACCACAGTACGCTCGCGCTCACTTTTCATCGGTTCAATGAAATCGGGATGCACCAGCGCTGCATACTTAAACGCGTTCTGATTAGCTAGCTTATGCCCCAACCCGTCCCAATGTTCAAGTAACTTTTCGCCATTATCCACATCATCTATAACTGCCGCTATGCGGTCATAAAACTCTATCCTATTAGCCGACAACGGGGTGCCTTTGATGTCTATGCCCTTAAAGTGAAAGCTAAGAGCGGTTTCGACTTGGCGCTTGTTGATACGTAACGCCCTAGCCAACGCTACCTTTTTGGGTAATGGCGTGACGCGTGTACGGTAAGACTCGTAGTCCGCGCGCAACGTGTCGAAATCCCAACCACCGTCAGATGGACCACGGTGGTACATGGTTTCAAGTATCGGTACGCGCCCTTGAGGGTTATCCATCGTAGCGCGATCTAGGATGAAAGTTGACATAGTAACTATTTGACGGCTATCAGTGTGTTAGTAGTGTAATACAGTGGTATGACTCCGGCAGTGCGGCCAGCTCCGCTCGTGTCATGTATACCGGCTGCACTTCTACTTTGTCATTAACATTCGTTACGCGCTCTAGGAGTTCCGGACGCTCGTTCCATGGGATGCAGAAGTCACACGTTTCGTCACTTGTGTGATGGCAAAGGACAGTGTTGCTCATGGCAGATCATCTCTTTCATCGTTTAGTACCGGTAGTCTGGCAAGCTCACGGAGACGGAGACACACAGCGCGTTTGTAGCAGATTAAGTCAGTTTCGTTATAGTACGTCAGTTCGTCAAGGCAGTCGGGATCTAGATTACTCCAGTCCGCTTCTACTGTACGGGCCACATAACTAAGGAAGTCGCCACCGCCCATGGTACAGCGTATGCTAAGTCGGTACCGCTCAGTCAAGTGCGCTTCGGCTTCCTGGACGGTTCGATACGTGTTGCATGTACCACCGTTGAGTAGGATAAGTTCCTGTAGGTGAGCTATACGGGCAGTATTCGTCCTGCGGCCTAGTTTACTCCATTCGTGTTGTAGCTTGTTTCGAGCGTTGATACCGAATACTTCCTCACGGAACAGTTCGCCGGATAGAGTGGGCAGTTCGGCATCCGCGCGGTCTATGTGCGCTTGAGTGCAGGACGGCGCAAAGGCGATGCTGTCCGACGTAGCACTGATGTGCTCGTGGTCAATGACGCGTAGGAGGGTAAGTTCCTTGGGGTAGAGTTTCATCGCGGGTTCCCGGTGTGTTAGTGGTGTAATACAGTGCTGCGGGACAGGGAGTTCATGGTACTGGATAGCTCTTTGACAGCTTGTGTAGCTTCCGCAAATCGCTCCTCTAGCTGCTCTATTTGGCGTATAAACCGCTTCATGACACGTCTTTGTATACGAGTTATTTTGCGTGCAAATGTGTTACGTCCACGGTACTTCTTCCAGCACGGTAGTGAGCTACTAAACGCAGATGTACAGAAGATCTTTTTAGCTTGACGGTATCTCATTACTTAGTCTCTTATCTTACACCTAGTCTACAAAGGCTACATAGAGTTCTTCTTGGCAGGACTCTATGTACTCCCGGGTATCTAGCATCTCATCTGTAAGTAGTGCAGCTTCTGTCGCAGCCAGCCAAGCCTTACGCCATATAGGATAGTGTACCTCCCGTCCATTGTATATGTGCAGTATTCGCTTGAACTTGCTGTAGGTTCTAAGCGGTTCAGTGGTCCATTTGAACATGTGTTACTTCCTTATGGTTAGTAGTACGGTGTTTACATTGGTACCAGCAGGCACGAAGGATCTTGGGGGCAGATCGTACCAAGTTACCATGGCGTCCCATTCGCTAGCTAGCCTGTCGATCTTAGCACGGAAAGCAGTAGCTTTGCTAGTGGCGCTATAGCGTGCACTGGCGCCTAGGATAGCGGCGAACTCGAATGGACTGCTGGTGTCTAGGAATTGTAACGCGCGGTTAGCGTGGTCTATACCACCTTCATAGTTAAATGGCGGGTTCATAAGTACGCCTGAGTACTTCGGCTGCACTGGGAGATGAAGGAAGTTTTCGAAGTAGACGTGGTTATACATGCCGGAGTTTTGCAGCACGCGGGCTAAGGCGGGCTGTATTTCCACGCAGTCGGTTCTGAGCCCTAGGTCTGTTAGTACAGACGCTAAGTTCCCACTGCCTGCGGACGGCTCTAAGCACAGCGATTCTTTAGTTAGCCGCTCGTAATGAGTACGTGCGCGTACAAAGTCCACAACGGTAGCCGGTGTGAAGTACTCGCCTAGACGCGGCGCCAGTGGTCTATGTTCGGCATCGCGTAACGGGTCTTCTGTACTTTTCTCGCCATACACACCCCAACCTAGTGTAGCTCCGTAGTACTTGGCAAGGATGTCATTGACACGCCGGACCAGGTCGGCGCGTTTGAACCATACGTGACAGGTGCCTTTAGCGAAGATACGTATAATGAAGTACTCGGTGTCATGTGTAGATGGCCATGTGCGTGTACGACGAGACATTATATCAGTGGGTTTATTGGCCTTTCGTTCCCGCATTACGGTCTTTACCGCACTGTCCTCTAGCCAGTTGCCGGCTACTGACTTTCCGTCGAGGGCACGGAAACAGCGTTCTACGTCAAGTAGGCGATTGTACGCTGATGTTGGTTTGTACTCATCGTGCCAGTCTGTACTACACCATGTAGTGTCGCCCACCGCGTAGTTGAGTATGATACGCCCTGCGGTTTTTGACGACGGGCCGCAGTAGCCGACTTTGAACCCGTTGTGGGTTTTGAACCGATTGTCGAGGGCGCTGAATGCTTCGGCTATACCGCGGGCTACTATTGAAGGCGCTTGGGCGCGAAAGGCTTCTAGAGTAGCTTCGATGTTCTCTACGGTGATGGGCGGAAGGGTAGTTGGTGAGAGTTGCTCACTGGTAGCTAGTGAGGATTGATTACGGGAGTGCGCGGCGTTAGGTGGTACGTAGGACAGTTGTGCGTCTAGTTCAGCCTTTGCGGTCGCGTCCATCATGGTAGCTAGGCCGCTAGTAGAAACGAGGTATTGCCAAATGCCAGTGTCTACGATGCGTTGGGTGGTGTGCTCAATAGCTGACAGGTCGGGTTGCTTGATCAGGTCAAAGAACTCCTGTGATTCGCCTGATGTGTCAGGCCAGCGGGCAGAACCGCCAGTGGCGCGGGCGTAGTGTTTAAGTGCGGTGTGTAGTGCGCTACGGGCAGCGCCTACTGTAGTGAAGTATGTGTCAAATGCAGTCAGTGCCGTATTGCGATCAGCGCAGACTTGGGTGACTAGATCGTGGGGGATTAGAGCTGTGGTAGGTATGTCCATTATACGCACTCTTCTTCATCTGCGATTTCTGCCCTGTGTCTATTAACACCAGTGACGTCCCATGACACTAGTGTCTCGAATCAGGCACCACTTACCATCTTGTAATGCTTTGGCCGGAAGTACCCTGAGACCTCATTTCCTGTGCTAATCTGTTCGCAGTGGCAGCGCGCATGTACGGCCCGTGCGGTGTTTGCATTATGTCACCTATGTCAAGGAGTGCCGTAGCTCTTCAGTTGTCTTCGTTCCGCGCCCACTTTTTCCGTATACGCCGTTTTTTGGATCGTGGGAACCGAACTTGGCAAGATACTGGCTCTGGTACTACAATTATGGGAACGCCGAAGAAGTCAGTCATTGCTTAGTCCTCTGTGTCTATTACCGCCAGCGGCGGCATTGATGTATACGCACGCACTGTCACACATGCCATCGTGTTCACGTCGTTACGTTGTGTGAGTATAGCGCAGTCACACATGGTATCGTCGTGCCCGTCGTCTCCGTACCCACGCGGCACAATGGCGCCTATGAGGCCCTTCTTGACTACATGCTCTACAGCAGCTAGCACGTTGGTGACATCGTCCTCGTCTTCAGGCCAACGGATCTGCCCTTCCAGCCCGTCTACGCCGACACGTTCTATCTCTAGCACTGTGTGCCGAAGGGTACTGCGGAGACTGCGCAGCTGGCGGGTGGTTAGATGTGGACGCCAGCGGAAGTAAGCGTCGTAGTATTTGGTACGCATTGCCGTGGTGGTTTCCTAGTCATGGTCTGTGGACAGAAAGGTGAGGTCAACTAGTTCGTATCGGTCTTTTTATCCCAATCTACTCGTTATTTGTCTCCTCTGCCCTGTAAACCAGTTTTACGTACAGTTCCCGACCTCCGTAGTATTGCTGTGTCCAGCTATTTTTGAGCGCAAGTTGTGCAAGACGGGAGGACGGATATACCATGAGGCGGCGAGCTGTACTTGAGCCACCGCGAGATTTGACGATACGGCCGCGACTATCCACGATGGCCCAGAGTTCAGGACAGATGTCTTTGTTGGTCATTGTGTCAATTCCTTTGAATCTGTGATTAGGTATCTGTCAATGTGCCCGATGAGCTACTCCCCGAGTGAATCAGATGGCGGTGTTGGAAGGTTTGTATGGGTCATGCTTCACTCTCCGGCTGACGAGTGTATGCGGCACTCTAGACAAAGTCGCTTATCTGTGCCGTTAGTTTACTCCCCGCGAGCTGCTATGTCTTTTAGCCTTTTCAACAAGTCTTCAACGAGAGGGACGTATCGGCTAGCCATTTCGGACGGCATGCCTGTTAGGTCTCCGATTGAAATGTCCCAAGGTATAACGCCCTCAAAGTCCTCGTCGGCAATGGATTGGTCTATGTAGACGCCTATGCCCTCGTCAGGGTCTGTGGACAGAAAGGCAAGGTCGGATAGTTCGTCTTTATTGGTCATTGTGCTAGCTCCTAGCAACCCGTGGTACTCCGGCCAAGTCGCTTATCTGTGCCGTTAGTTTGTTGCGTATAGCGTCCCAACGGTTAGTATCGTGCACTGTGCCACTGATATACTCATGTGCAAAGGTAACATCACCAGGTTGTAAGCGTAGTCCACTCTCTAGTGCGGTAAGAAACTTGGTAGTGACTTTCCGCTTGCCGGCTTCTACTAGACTGATGTGACTGAACGAATATGACCTATAACCGTTCGGGTAGGTGTACGTGCATCGTCTCGCTAGCTCAGTTTGATTAAGACCGGCTAGACGGCGTAGGGTGGATATTGTGGTGCCTAGGTGCATGGTGGATTAGTCCACTACGTATATCTCGTACTTTACAACACGTACAGCATAGTAGCCAGCGCTAAGTCTCTCTGCCGCCGCCTGTGCAAATTCAGCCTCACTGTACTGACAGCCATAGCCTACCCATTTGTCAGTGGGTCCAGAATGTTGCGTCTGTATTCCGTACATGGTATCTACGTGTTTATTCAAAACAGACTCGTCGACAATACCACAGTTAATACAATCGACAAGGGCCTTGCCGCAAGCAGGACAGTTGCCTTCAGTGTCATCCATTGCTGCCGCCTTTGTAACCCACGAGTACTTCCTTTCACGCAAGTCAGTCAAGAAACAGGGACAGACCAGCTAGGGGAACTGGGGGGTGCCGTGGAAACTGGTCTGTCCCTGCGCCTACGTTCGCAGGATTGCTACTGGTAGGCACTGTGTGAACGGCGTGCTCCACCTGCAAGGACATGGAGCCAGACGTTCACGCCGTGAGGGACGTTATCAGGAGCCGATAGCAGCTGATGACCGCCGCTCACGGGTAGACAGTACGGCAGCACGGGGGCGTTGTCAAGTACTTTTTCAAAAAACTTCACCAGGACCCCCTAGCTGCCAGCTACCCACCTGCTAGGGGTCACGGTGGCACCCTAGACACCCTCTCTCGCTTGCGAGGTTGCCCTGTGTTGAACGAACTCAAGGTCCCGGCTACCTACCCAGCTGGTAGGTGCCGTTCGTCGATCTGAGGGCAAATACGGGCGTTTTACGCACCTGGCCTGAGGGCACTAGTTGCATGGGCTCTACAGGCCGCCCATGTGCCCTATTGTTGACATGTATATCCACAAGTCTCCTTCTAGCTCTTTTCTTATTTCTATAATGCACCGTACTGACGTACTGAGATATTACGGGCCTAGGGCCCTGGGAGAGGGTATGCCTTACGCATACGCGTATGGTTTGCTGTATACACGATGCTTTTCAGTAAAAGGTCTGGCTTGATTTGGACGCTCAGATGTGTATAGGCGAGTAATTGGGACAAAAGGGTCTTAAATTCGCCTAGCCGATTTGCCAGTTGACAAGGTCATGAAGAAGGGATCTGAGGGCGATTTTGAAAAACTTCTTGACAGGGCGGATCGGGCCGTGTACGGTGTAGACAGTTGAGTGCAGCGGGGCACTGAAGGCGGGTAGGACGCTAATACTAAGGAGATCCCATGGCGGCCATGACGGAAAACAAGCACGATACCCCACTAGGGGAAGGCGATGTTATCCAAATAACTAAAGCAGACCATCCATGGAGAGGCTGCTTTCTAACCGTTGATGAAGTCAGACCGTGGGGGGTAAAGGCTTACCTGGCGATGCCGCAATCAAACGCAGAGAATGACGTCGCGCTCGCCTACAATCGGGCAATAACGGGGGACTTCGAGCGTATCGGGAAAGCCGCGCTAACCTTTGGATAGTAGCAGCGCTGACTGAAAGGAAGGGACATGAGGCCGTATCAGTACATCAAGCTCGAGGAATATCCCGACGTTGCGGATATTCAGTCCGAAGGGCGCAAGACCGCTATTGGCGGTAAGGACTACTTTCGCAAGAAGGTTAGCAAGCGTCAGGCGCGTCGGTATCTCAAGAGGCAGGATAGGCATAAGGCGAAGTTGTGCACGGAGTACTACTAGAGAGGGCATGGGTATGGCGGTACGATGGGTCCCCAGAGTAGGGGAGCAAGCACCCCTCGACTTGCAAGGTCTTGCAGACATGTGTCGCGAGCAGGCTGCGTACATGAAGGCGCATGGCTGGTATGACCTCGCAGACGAGTTTACGGCCCGTGCGCGAAGCATAGAACTAGAGAACAAGGAGAGCGATAAATGAGTAGCAAGCCTGCCACGTGGCGTGAAGAAACCCCCGAGATGCAGTTACAGGCCGCACTAGACGGCGATAAGGACGCACAGTCGCTGGTAATCCAAGGCCCGCTGGCTAACGCACGCGTAATCATGCCAGCGAGTAAGGGGTTCAATAAGAACATTTCGCTGTCCGCTGCACGTGCGTACCTTACTCATGGTGGGCAACAGCTACCACCAGGACGGGGTAAGACTCCAGTCGAGGTGTGGGCAAAGCGTACTCATTGTCCGGCGGATGGCAGTATCTTGCTTGATGGCGTTAACGTAGACCTAGGGTTGGACTACAGTGCTGTGCCACGTGACTTGCTAGTAGATATCCGCATTCTCGTAGCCGCTGGTCGCATGGGCGCTACAATAGATGATCAGGCAGACCGTATTGAGGAGATTCTGGCTATAGGCAAGATGCCCACAGGGTCGCGGTTCTGGGACAGGTGTGCCGCTTTGCTTACCAGTGCAACGGCAGTTCAGCGAGCAGAGGCTGAGACGTGGATTGACACTGGCGGGTATAGTGTTCAGCGACAGCCAGTAGGCAGTGTGTTAAACACGAGTACACGAACCGGCACTAGAGATCCGTACAACGCAGCTATTACCCAATGGGAAAGAAAGCTTGCGTTTCTTATGGAGCAGGCAGCAATTGTATCAGATCCGTCACAAAAGTTCTCTATACAGAAGAGCATAGAGGAGTGTCGGGCTAAGCTATATGAACTGAAAGGACATTAGTTCCGTGAATAAACCAACACCAGTACAGTCTCTAACAGGCACAGAGGATATCAAGCAATGAGGACCAGTCACAGCCCGCTTAATTGGCCTTTTAGCTCATACAAGACCTGTTTGGAGCTAGCAAACGGGAGCTTGCTGGCAGGCAATGTGTCAGAGGCTGTAATGTATGAACGCTACGCGCTACGGTACTACCGTAAAGGAGACTTCCAGTTCCCATACGGTTACGTACCGCAGGACATAGAGTGGAAGTACGATGGTTGCCCGTGTACAAAGTACTTCGACGTGGAAGTGTGCGTTTGTTCAAATATAGAAGGAGTTGTCCGTGCCGTAGAGCAAGGGCTGGCAGAGTTTACTCTGGCGCAACGTGAGTACTGTGTGCAGTATATAGAGGGCACCGAGGGCTGGAGTGGGTACAAGGTGCCTGATGCTGACAAAGACATTGCGCACGACATGATGGAATGCTGGCGGCAAGTAGCTGAGGAACACGGGCTGTACTAAAGGGAGAATTGGAAATGGCAGTGATACTGACAATCAAATTCGTAAAGAAGGACGGAACACTGATAGATTCGACCACGTTTGATCCTGTCGCTGTGGCCCGTATTGATCCGTCGGAACATCCAGCAGATATCCTGGTAGTCACCCTGTCTAACGGCAGTATTGCTCCGTGCAGCAGCAAGGATGTGTCGGAAGTAGAGTACCTGTTGCAGACAGAGAACGACTACATGCGCTGGTATTGGACGGAGAAAAGAGGAAGATGGCAGATGTCGAGCACGGGGCAGCTCCAGCATAGTGCGGCGGCGAACAGAGAAACCGCAGAGTAACCTTGAGAGGAGGGTAACCCGTGGGACTGCACTTAGGTAACATATATCACGGATCGTATATCGTATTCGATCTCTATCGGGGTGACTTACTTCACTGTCTAGACGGCAAGTGGCCAGAGGAACGTGGGGATAATACGTGGCACTGGAGCGATGTTCTTGGACCACTTGGCGATTGGCCAGGTATGGAGCACTTTTTTAGCCACTCAGACTGCTCTGGCGAGACAAGCCCAGAACAGGCAGGGCAGCTAGTTAAAGAGCTTCGTCAGGTATGGCCACTGCTTAGTAGCGATAGACTGTACATGTGTTCACTACTAGGCGAGCGCGGTAAGTCGCAAAAGACGATTGTAGAAGTCACTGACGCTATTGCTATTGGGTTCCACAGTGCAGCAGCGAATGGAGAAACTGTATACTGGTCGTAACAGGATAGTAACCCGTGGGCATGTTGAGAGAAACACACAACTGTGAATACTTTGCGAAGTCCGGCACGATGTGCGCCGTGCACGCAACCGGTGTAGAGTGGCCAGAGTGCTGCAATGATCTGGAACTAGCAAAGACGTTACTTATCCTTTCTTGTGAGACGTCTACACACATAGCTGGCAGGATAGCAAAGGCAGTTGATTCATTTGTAGCTATGCACACCCGTGAACTGGAGGCACCTATGGAAAAGGCCGTGATCAACAAGTCCGCATGTTCAGAAGTACTATCTCTTATCGAGAGATACGGTGGTATCGACGGTGCTCAACATAAACAGTGGGTGCTGGATCAGATAGTACGCATTTTAGCTGTCGACTATGACAAGTGGGTAGCAGAATACTGCAATGGCAATGATGGTCCAGATACGTACGAGTGGGACACTGGAGTTCCACCGTAAAGGAGTAACGGATGTGCGTAACAGGATGGGAAAACTGTACCCTTGAGGAGATTGCAGAGTTGCTAAGCGGTGAAGAGATTCAGCCAGTCGATACTAGCGGTCTACACGGCGCAGTTATCGTTCTCGCTCGAAGGGTAGCAGAGTTGCAGCAGCGGGTGGCTATACTCGAATCAGAGGCACAAAGGAGATCTTAATGAGCTACTACATCAAGTCAGAAGACCACAGCATGAAATGCGTCAAGATCTGGGAAAATGGGCAAGACGGGCAAGATGGATCATTCGCCGTAATCTACGGGGAGACCATGAAGAGCGCAAAAGCTGTAGCGGAGTCCGTTATTGCTGAGCTGAACATGTCGACGATGGATACAGAGAGGCTCAGGCGCGATGAGAATCTAGATACGCTGATGAGGGCTGCGACAATTATCTACTGCGAAGTTGATGGTAGTACTCCAGAGAGTGCTGCCATGGATGCTATGACAATGTTTCGCCGTATTGTTGAGTGATGCGCGCTACTCACTCTACCCTCTACACCCGTATGCAGTCGCGGGCAACTAAACACACCGCAACTACCCACACCGTAGTTGCAGCGTGCGAGAATGCCAACGGGACACTTATGCACATTACCACCAATGCGCCAAGGTTGTTTAAGCGCGGTGGGGGTATTCATGCCGAAGTGCGAGTACTACGCCGTGCGCCTAAGTCAGTACGTACCGTGTATATCGCACGCTTTGGCAAGTCCGGTAACCCGTTGCCTATTGAGCCTTGTGAGTCATGTGCTAGGCTAGCTCGTAAGCTAGGGGTTAGGGTAGTAGCGCTAACGTAGGCACATAACATGCGTGACGATAAGAAAGAGTACTTAGCACGTTGCAAGCCAGGACCATGTGACTGTTGCGGTGATCCTACCGCCAGAGTAAACACGCCCTGGGGTACCAAGATCTGCGATGATACCTTTGGGCTATTGATAGAGCTTGAAGAACGGTACGACGAGAGGTTGCATAATGTCAATAACAATAATAGCTCTGTCCGCAGTACTTAACTACGGCGCTATAGAACTCGTGGCTACATGGATACCAGCTGCCACTGTATCCGTGTGCTTTACCGAGCTATGCCCAGAATACACTGCGGTTACATGTACACAGAGTGGTCAATTGAAGAAGGTGTATAGCATGCGTTGGGAGTGTGTACGTCAAGTAGGATGCTACGACCTAGCTGGCAGCTACGTAGACTGCGGAACTGTTGAGCTAGATGTTACTACTAACCAACTAGACGGGTGGGTATTTGGCGATGATTTTGACAGCGGAACACTAGATCACTGGTCAGTGGTAGATGTGCAAGGTGCAAAGGAGTAAGGCAGTGTACAGGGACGATCAGGCGAAGTACGACAGAGCCATTGATCTGCTAGGTGACCTTGAACTATCGCTAGAAAGTGGTCAAGGGGAGTACTTGGTAAGTGAGTTAGAAGCGCTTATTGCCCACTTTGCAGCGTGGAAACTGGAGCTAGAGGAAGGAGAGACACCATGAAAGAAGCACTAGACCCACTGGGCAGCTTACTGGAGACAGTCGGACACTGTGATGAAAACTTGACAAAGGAGACAGAAGGACCACTAGAACTCGTGTCTTCCGATATAGCAGACGCCCTCATGTCAGGAGATCGGGAATACTTGTACAAGGCAAAAATAGAAATAAGAAGGGCCTATACAGTTATGCTAGCAAAGACCATGAGTACATCTGGAGAGAATTCTCCCGAATTTGTCCTTGGCAGGCTTGCGGGCCTTTATGAGCTTCTTGCAATAGCGGCTAACAGACGTTGCACGGGTGTAACAGACGCAAATGCGTAAGGTGTACAGAGTGGATTCTAGCTGGACAGCTAGTCGTAGCTGTGGGCGTCGGTGGCATTTCTGGGACAATGATGGATCACGTACAAAGTGCGGTATACATAGGACGTTACCAGGCGGGGGAAGTGTTTCGTTCTATATTGAGGAATCAGAGATGAGCGCAAGTAAGGTTCCTGAAGAACTAAGGTGCATGAAGAATGGGTGTAAAAGGCTGTGGAACGACTAGGACGGCATGATAAAGGCGCGCATATGAGCGACACATTGAAAGAAAACTGTACAGTGTACGCCCCGTACAACAGGCACGCAAGTGCAGTACGTAGGCAATACATCTTGGAGCAGTTTTATCATCACCCACGGCCCACACTACAGGAAGTAGCAGATAGGCTGGTCACATCAAGACAGTACGTACAACAAGTAGAAAAGGCCCTGGGGTTACGTAGAGGTCGTTGGAGAGGGCCGTTCAACAAGACCATTCTTGCCGATGAAGAACGCTGGGTAGTGGAGCTTCTTTCTCTACGCGAGTACAAGGCGCTGATAGGGAGATCTGTGAAATGGTACTCCAAAGACTGGCTGGAACGGCGTAATGTAAAGTTCAATAGATGCTCACTAAGACGGCGTGCGAAAAGCCACACGATTCTGCGTATGCGTCAGCGTGGGTTTTCGTTTAGAGAGATAGAAAAAGCCGTTGGTGTGCACATTTGGCAAGCTAGTTTGCTAGCAAAGACTAGACAGAAGGAACTTGACTCAAGGGCGAAGTAGTGACTGACGAGTACTTGGTACCTGGATGTACCAACCGTCCCTGGCTACGTGAACACCCCACATCGCAGTCGTTCGGTGTAGAAAGGGCAGACAGACGCGGTAGGGTTAGAGTAACCCTAGGCACGTCTCACGAGTACGCTAACACTGGAGGCTGGCAGTACCGTTATATACTCACGGTAAATTACACTCTAGGACGCAGATTGCTTACCGGTGAGCATGTACATCATGAGGACCTGGTAGTATACCACGACGTGTTGCCTAACCTAACCGTAGTACACGCATCGCACCACGGACGCGAGCACGCTTACTTGCAAACACTAGCCGGCTGCCGTGGGCCGGATGGACGATTCGTAGAATACGACACAGATCACCCGCCGGTTATTAGGGGTACCAGGTACAAGGCGATCATCTCGCATAAGAGTATAGATGAGTTACATGGTCCAGAGTGTAGGCGGTGCGAGGGTACTAATTGTCCAGTGTGTAACGGGACAGTGACTGACCAGTGGGAGTATGTAGACGGTGTGTGGAGGAAGCGGGAGGAAGTACTGTGCACTGGGGCAACGATTCGCAGCAGCACACCGGATATCTTTCTTGACGGCTTGCCGTTCTAATAGTATTACTAGCCATGCTGCTGGCTAGTAATACAGGCAATAACCTGCCAAACGTGGCGAATCATTAACCACGAGCTGGCTAGCAGCATCGCGGTTATTGAGTAACAGGAAGGAAATCCCACAGATGATAGCAACACGAATCAATCTCTGTCTGCTAATGGCGCTGCTTGTGGTGCCTCCTGCTTGGACAGCTCCTGAACAGGGCGCATGGGTTCCTCTCGACCACTTGGGTCTGAAGTCCGTCAAATCTGTTATTGAAATGGGTTCGGACCTCATCGTCATCGATAGCATCAGTGCACGTATCGTCATGTTTGAGCGTCCTTCTGCTGATCGAGCTATCTCAGCTAAGAGACTGCCGTTTAGGGAATTGGATCCAACTGGACTAACTCCGCTCTTGGAAGTGAAGCTAGCGAGCACAGGCTATGTACAGGTCGCCGTCCATCGCGCGTCCGGCCTGCCTCAACGAGTCAACTGGTTTGGTTCCAACCTGGAGTATCGCGGCACAGCGCGCTTCATTGCGCCGGAGAACACCGATCCGATTGAGGATCGGGTGCTGGTTCTTTACAACTGGGTCGTCGCCGGAGACTATGTATTCGCGTACGGTGCCATTAACCGCAGCAGACGTAACATCAGCAATGACTCCGACACATTCGAGTTCGGATTTTTTACCTTCCAGCTCCATGCACCCGGCAATACCTTTGCCAGAACCATGAAAGGTGATATCGTCGAGACGTCGGAGAAATTTGACTACTATCTCCTTGGACTACCCTACGTTGCAGCAATGAGACAGCAGGTCTACTATCTAGACATGGGGGCAGGGTTCCCAGCGCTATTCGTTTACGATATGCAGAAACGCGGTCGGCCGCAATACCTTAATGGCCTCCCTGGGGACGATGTAAGCCTGCCGGTGATTGACCTTGGTCGTCAACGTTTCGCGGTGTTCAATACGATTGAAGCTGAAGGTCAGTCCATGCCCTATGGCCTCTACGCTGACGCCAATGACGGCCCTCTCTACCTCTTGCGGCGGCTAGCGTCGGATCAGGCGCAATGGACGATGACGAAGCTCAGGCCGGACCTGGACGGGGGCACGGTGGAGAACGTCGGAACCGTCCGGCTGGAGACGCATGCGGATGTGAGCCACGTGACGGTTCACTTCAGCAAGGACTCAGTCCTCGTCTTCGAGAAGTCTGCCGTGCGGGACGACGGCACGCAGGACGTCCGCGGGATGCGTGTACTGCCGAAGACATGGGTGACGGAACCGGCAGACTCGCCGCTTCAGCTAGACAAATAGATGTGTGCTATACCGTGCTCCAGCTAGCAGCACTACGTAATAGTCAGCACCCATTCACTGCCTATAAAGCCAGCTTGCGCAAACCTTTGCCATGCAAGAAGACTGTGTAGAACACCGCGCCTGCTATTTTCCGGGTGGTACGCAGGATATGTACCTATTGCAATGCACCCGTTTAGTTCCCACGGCCAGTTGGCACGATGGAACAGGATGTTACTGCGTCCGGGTACGCCAGTGACTTCTGTAGCTGGGTAGTTACCGGCGTAGTACTGACGTGGTATGCATATGTATTCGCCTGGTGGTATGCAAGATTCGTTTAGCCTATTTTCCCTCCACTCACGTTCGACAGTGAACACGGGGCTAGCTTGACCATTCCAGTAAAGTAGGCCAAAGGTGCCGTCTGGCAGCCATTCTTGACGGGCAAGTGTTGCTTGCAACGTGCTCATTGGTCAATCCTTTCAAAAGCTTCCAGTACCAGCTTTGCGTAATGAGCCTGTACGGACTGCCGTACGCGTTCTATCACACGGCTCACTAGTCGCCATGTGGCCAGGGTACTACTGTATGGATTAGCCGCTCGGTACTGCTGCCAGCATTGTTCGCTAGCGAATACTGTACCGTTATCGAGTATCACACGGCGGCCAACGTGTCTAAACCCCCAGGAGCGTTTTGGCACTCGGGTGACGATGTCAGGCACGCCGTTGGTAGCGTTGACCACAGACCAGGTAGGTATGTTGGACATCGCGTAGTGCTGAGCGAAGGCTTCATTACCTACCCTGGGGGCTTCTATCATCACGACAGTTACTGGTATGGTAACACTGTAGTCACGGAGATACAAAGCGACTAGTGGGGCTATACTTGCCCCGAGCGAATGACCTGTGATGTATACGGCAGCCTCTGGGTATTCAGTGAGTAGCGCACGAACATGCGATAGCACATGTGGGCATATGCGGTTAGCGTTATTACGGAACCCGTAACCTATCTTGCCACCTAGTCCAGTGTAGTAAGCAGTCGTCGAGCTGTTTGCTTTCCAGCGTACCTTTACCCAGGATAGCAGATTACCCGTCCAGTCGCGGATGTCATTTGAGCCACATATGGACACTGTGATGATGCGATCTGACCAAGCTAGGGCGGCTTGCGCGTTAGTGTCCTTGAGTACCGTGGCGTCGTTGTAGCCTAGTGATATGGCTAGTTTGATGTACGCGGTTGGGTCATACACACCAGCTGCATGCTTTGCACAGTGGTGTAAGGCCGATATAGACAGGGTGCTAGAGTCCCAGCTGGTTAGGTCGGTTATCACGGCGATTACTCCTTTACTAAGTATTCGTTACTTTATATGCCGTATGTTGTTCTTTTCCAAGTATGACAGAAGTACAGTTATTGGCACTTTGATCCCATGCGCACGGAGATGCAACGACAGCTGCACGTCTCCGCTGCTCAGTTCAGACTCGGTAACGGCCGAAAGTTCTTTTTCTGTCATCGCTATCTCCTAAGCATGTAACGCGCTAAACGGCCCTATCTCGGGGGCCAGCCGGCTCATGACACACATACAGCGCAATGACTCCTCACACGTGTAAAGCCTTGTGTGTGTGTCTGTCGAGTGAAGCAACCCGCTAGGAAAGTCTACACGTGTGTAAGCTGTTTGAGGGCATTTAACGCTATCTTGGTTCGTGTTGAGCGCTACTTCCTTAAGGCTACAAGCTACTCAGCGTACTGTGCTTCTTTCTTCGCCATGCGCCGAGAACGCACGTTACGTTGCTTGCGCCATACGCGTTTTTCTTCCGTGGTGCCACGGAACCATCCTACAGGGAACGAGTCGGTAAACTGGCGATCACCAGGCAGTAACGCTTGCGCCAACGGGAACTTGACAGTGACGATCCGTTTACCAGGGCGATATGTGCGAGACATGGTGCTCTCCTTATGTAGATTACACGCTAGCCTTCCCGCCGCTTGCTAGCTTAGCCAGGACGTTCCATTAGTACCTGACTCCCAGTTATCCTCCCTGCTAGTTAACCACATGTCTAGCAGATCGTAGGCACTACACCATTGGATGATATCCATTTCACACTGTGGGCAATCCATCTCGGTGCTAAGATGTACCCTTCTACCCGTCAAGCTAGGACCGTTGTCGTAGGTACGGTCAGCTTCCTATCAAGCTTGCACGGTCTTACGCTAACCCGGTGGCATGATGCCTCCTTTGTATTGTGACAGCTGTGCTTGCCTACGCTTGAGGTATACGGCACACTTTGTACTTGCTTGGCCCGTGGTCACCTACGATCCGAGCAGCTATCTGTGCAGCACGGGAGTTGACCTTGCCAGGATGTTCAAGCCTGTCGTGTGGTACTAGAAACTTATGCCACAATGAGCCATGGATGTAGATGCCGTAGGGGGTCTCGTACATACTGTGCTCCTTTGTTCGATTTGTAGTATACGTGTGTCAACAGCGGATGTCAAGGGATCTTTCGCTTTTGCTGCTCTGTGCTCTCTGCAAGCCCGTTTAGAGCATTTCGCAGGACTATATGCGATGTCCCTGCTCTCCGCTGTTGATCAGGTACACGCTGCGACTGTGAACGCAGCTTTCGTGCAGCTGATCTAGCATGCCTTGCCGGACACGCTTAACCCGCTCTTGCCGCGCGCGGCGTTGGTAAGTAGCGGCCAGTGGGATCTCTGCTACCGGGGTGATGATGACAGGTAGGTGGAAATCGAAACGAGTACCAGCGGGTGAATGGTGTTGTGTGCTATAGGCTGTCATTGGTTTTCCTTAGTGTGTTGGGTTGCAACAAGCTTGCCATGGCTGTAGTGACTAACGACGTTGTTACAAGGGAGAGAAAGCACAGCAGACCACATATCGCCTTGAGATGAATACTGCTTTGCAGTATTGCGCGCTTGCCGCAGGTTGCTTACTTCGTCAGTACACAAAATGCCTGCGACTGACCTACGATTCTGTCTGTAGCTCCTGCATCGTCAGCGCAGCACATGCGATGTGCTCACCAAGTACTTTATGGATCTCTATGACAGTCTTGAGGTTAAAGCAAATGTTAGCAAAGCCGGGCTCTAGCCCTTCCGTATCGTTCGTGTGAACTGACAATACCAGATGAAAGTGATCGTGGTGTCCATCGATGTGCAATGTATCACCGTTACCTGGCGTTGTATACGAGAAGTATGCACGAGTGTCAGGGGTATTCATTCACGCTCTTCCTGTTGATAGTGGTATTTACATTGCGTAGCTCCTTAAGTATCTCACGGCAGCTAATAGCAATGTCAGTCATTAGCAACAGATGGGCCTCGTTAGCCAGCCCCCGGGGGTCTTTGTGCATGTTCTCCGCAATTTCCCTATGTGCAAGTTCAACTCGGTTAGCTATTAGTAACCACATCTGTTTATTCATGGGACTCCCTTTCCTCAAACAAGGGTGTGTTCATCGGGTAACTCCTGGTCTACGCAGCATGAGTGGTATTCCCCTCTTTACCCTTCCAAAGGGAGAAGATAGCCAAATCTATCGATTGAGTCCTGGATGAGCTTTTCCGCAAAGTCTCGGCCCTTTGGACACCACACCATGAAGCGGCGAAGTCTTGAACCGTGCGGGTCCATCCAGCAGATACCGAACCGTTCAAAGTCCTCCTGGTATGACGGAATCATCGCTTGGAGGTCGAAAGAGTTTCCAACGTGGGTGTGGTACTGCTGGACGAAGTCTTTCGGGCTCTCGCAAGTTGTTATGACAATCGTATCTAAGCGAGTCATGGTCTATCTCCTGTTCAGTGCGGGATTAGAGGCTGGCAGCTGCAATTGCTATCTGAGCCGGAATAGGTCTCCTTCGTTTCCGTCGTTCGCACCGTTACAGAAGACGTCGACTTGTCCAGGTTCCAAACAGGGGTACATTATCGAAACTTCATACGGAGTGACCAGGCCAAATTCTCGCCCTGCAAGAAATCCGGCAGCGAAAATCCCCGCTGTTGAGGTCTGTGAGGTTGCGGCGGTCCGCGTGATGAAATCAACAGCGGGTAAGGATAGGACTGGGGTGTTCAAAGTGTGGAGGCGCTGTGTTATGGGTTGGTGGTGCACTGGGATGCTTTCTTTTTGAGGTGTATGTGCGTGCTCTGCTTTATCCCCCCTCATTTTGCAGTGCGTTGACAACGCTAGCCAACGAGGGCATCACGGAGTAGCCGATAACGGTACCATCATTCCGTCCGTCGTCGTACGTGGCGACTCCATCTTTGTCAAAGATGCCAAATACGAAGCTCTCTCCATTGTGGTATTCAACGACGAAGACCGCAGCTCTGTCACGATATACAGAGGTCTTATGCGGGGCAAGAGGCAGGAAGCGGCTGGGAGATGCAGACGTCATGGTTCTCTCCTTTGTAGGTTTGACGATGGTCACTAGGTTGTGTGAGACCAGCTACGGATAGAGTCTGTCCATGTCCAGGGCTCTTGTTCTGTTGAGTCCGGATGGGGACTGGCGACACATTCTGTGTGTGCTGCGTAGGTCGACCGTCCCGAACGCCACATAATGACGAGGTCGCCAACCTTGCAGATCTTCTCACAGATACGGCAGCGGTGGCGGTGCTTACGACGATCGTTGGCGTAGACTGCTTCCCACATGCGTTTGATCTTCATTGCTGTATCCTCGTGAGCGCTCTACCAGCCTAGAGGCTGGCAGTCAGCATCTGACCGTTGACGACCACGTTGCGGACGAAGGGGTCGTAAGCGGCGACAGCGCTAGACTTCTTCGGTTGGGCCTTCCGACCAAAGTAGTGGAGGACCGTGGCACCGATGCTGCGTTTGCTGGTCGACTTGGCGGTGACATCGGCGCGAAGGATGGACAGGAGCGTGGCCAGTGTCTGACCTTCCCGCCGGTAGATCTGATTACCAGCCTTGCCGTAGACCGTGACGGTGCCGATCTCGGGGTAGAGGTCAGTCGATTCCCAGGTGATCGCGCCAACCCAGGAGGAGGGCAGCCAGGGGACGAAGGTGGAGACCTCACCGACCGGAACGCTCTCAGACTCCCCTGTCTCGGGGTTGGTCAGCGTCGTGTGAAGAGGGACCGTCGTGGTGAGAGCCAAAGTCTTGCAGGCTTCCATCTGCGCCCAAGCGAGCCCAAGCTTGCAGCCACAGACCACGATCCAGCTATTGAGGGCTTGAGCGGCCTGAACCAAGGTAGCGTCCCAGTCCTGACGGGTAGCGCGGCTGGCGAAGCGTCCGGCAGCGTCGTGCAGGAGGTTAGCGGCGTCGAGGGTGTAGGTGCTGGCGGTTTCGATGGTCATGGTAGTCTTTCCTGTGTGCGTTGGTGTTTGTCGCGTACACCAGTCTACATAGCAAGGTCCGTGCCAGATGTGGGAGTAGCCTAGGATAGGCCCTATACGTTGATTCCTTGTTGGTTCAGGGCCTATTGAGAAGCATAGACAGCTTCAAAATCTTGGAGAATCCAGGAATTTGGATTCAAGAATCCGAATCGCACGCTAACCTCTGGTTCAGCTCCCCGATGCACAACTCGGCGCATTTAGCTGTGCAAAACGTGTCTAGGTTAAAGACAGGCCCCCCGCATTCTGCACACACTCCTGTAGGGACCTTGCTGTGTAGCTCCTCTTCTGACAAGTCCGTGAGATCCTCATAGTAGGCATCCGACAAGGGAAACAAGGCGCCGTCTGGAAACTGCTCACCCGTAGGATCAACGATCTTTCCCGTCATCTTGTGTCGACACCACCAATGCTGTCTAGCACCCCAAAGTGTCGAGTGGAAAAACCCGCACCTTACCTCGTAGTCCGGGAACGCCTCTACAAATGCGTGACTTGATTCTTTGCACGCACCTAAAGGGGCGTTAACGTTTTCCCGTATCCACGTTGATTCTGTTAGCATTGCCATCAACATCTCCACGTGGTACATGTTGGAGAGTTCAGGAACTTGGATTCAAGGAGCTGAACTGCCCAGCAGCGCCTTTACGAGTAGGGGGTTTCTGGCTCATCGGGTCCCCTCCTTAACGAGGTCTAAGATCGATTTCTGTCCTGTTGCATCGGTGGGCTCTGTATCCCGGCCTGTAGTAATCAACACTCGCTTCATAGTGCTCAGTGGGTATTCCTTGCCAAAGTACTCAGGTTTAACGTTGCTCTCGTACGCTTCGGCGAACACGGTTCCTTCGGGCGTCTCTGTCAGTGCGCCAATAGCGAACGCGTGGTGCACGTTCATACGGCGGCCTGTACTCCATGGGCGCCCAAAGTCAGCCTGAGCTTCTTCGCTGTACGTGATAGAGATCCAAGGCTCTTTAGCAATAGGGGTAGTCATTGTCCCGGCTCCCGTCCCGTCTGCCGCTCGTACCAAGCCCTTGCGCCATTCTGGTGATTCTGGTCATGGCGTGTCCAGCCCCAAGTCCTCGCAAGCCTGTATGGCGATGGTATGCGCAGGGTGGTCATTGTCAAGCCCGTTGCGGCCCATACGGACGCGTGCTTGATCCGCCCAGTCTTCGCACAGGGTCGTGATGTCGACCTCTCCACAGTCATCCACGTAGGCGCGGGCGTTATTGAGAAACCAGAGACGGGCGGTTTGCTGTTCGGTGGTGGTCATGAGTCGGCTACTTTCCTTTTGAAGGTTGTTTGTCGCGTCCACCATACTACTTAGCAAGACGCGTGCCACATGGACGAGTAGCATCAAACTGCCCGCAGACGTTGAATCCTCGCTGGTGTGAGCTGACATCAGTAGCATGTGCAGTATTCAGAATCTTGGAGAATCCAGATTCTTGGATTCAGTATTTTGGATCCGTAGTCATGGACAGGGCGTAAACAGGGCGTCATACGGCCCATACCGTCCTCTACAGACGACCATTAGGCGTAAACAAGACGTAACTACCACCTGGCACGCTGTTTGCTATAGAGACTGGTACACGCCGGAAACGGCACTAACTGACTGGAAAAGCAGACATGAACTACTACACTGTGCCCGTTCGCTCTGACAACACCTTCGATTTCACTCGTGCAAAGAAAAGCACCCGCACGGCGTCAACTCGTGCTGCTAGTGCTACCTCCAGTACTGCGGCCTTCCGCGTAGGTATCGGATGTTGCCCACGTGCTGGCCACTGCAATTGCTGGTCTAGCCCTGGTGTTCTTTCCTACCGTTGGAGTGAGGAAGTGGCTACGTGGATTGAGGACATGTCGGGGGCCTGTCTCATTCGTGACTACGCCAGCATCCCAGATCAGGCCCTTGATTTCTGGCGAGGAGCTTTGGATGCTGCTAGAGAGCTTAACGGACTCGAAGACGGGTATGTGTACAGTGCGGAGCCTACTCCGTTTCTTCACGTCTCTAGGGATGAGGCTGTTGAGCCTGCGTATTTCTGGGCTGTGTTCAAGTATACGGCAGACGGAGAATGTGCTGGAGTGCAAACACTGAGCAATGCCCCGCCTTCGATGTCACCAGTTAACGAGCGAGACACGTTCACAGTGTACACACCAGATGTCGGACAATTGCTAGGGGATAGGTAGATGTTACGAACTGAAGAAGCGCCATTCGACAGTAATGATTGTCGGGCCATTCGACGCGTAATCGATGGCATGGCGAAAGCTTGTGATATCCCCTGTCACCTTATCACTGCGGGGTTTGTTGACTGTCACTCTGGAAGGCCCCCTAGATTGTCGCCTGGGTTTGCCGTATGGGTGGGGTGGGGTGATGTCGACTTACTAACCTTAATGCACGAGTTCTGGAAAAACGGACGGTGAAGCGAGATGCAAACATTTCTACCCTACCCATCCTTCCCTCGCACTGCGAAGCACTTGGATCAGCAGCGACTAGGCAAGCAACGTCTCGAAGTAGTGCAAATGCTCCGTGCGTTAGCTGGTCAGACTAAGGGTTATGCGAATCACCCCGTTACGCTGGCCTGGAAAGGATACGAGGGGGCACTGATTTTCTACGGGATAGCAATCTGCGACGAATGGCTAGCACGGGGATACAAGGACTCACAGCGGGGTGTGATCAAGTCGTTTACAGACGTATTTCCTGGCAGGGTGGTAATGCCCAAATGGTTAGGCCGACCAGAGGTGCACGTGGCTTACCGAGGTCTGCTGCTTTGGAAAAATCCTGCCCACTACGGGGCGTTCGGTTGGACAGACGAACAGATAACGAAGCTAGACTATGGGATGTTCCAAGTCTAGTGCACAAAAGGACAAGCTATGAACTACGGCACAAACCGGATACAGATAACGAACGTGCGGCGTACCGCCCGTAACGAATGCTACGCTGTGTATGTAGATGGCAAGATGGTAGACGCTTACGGATACGACGGACGTGACGACTGGGAAGGAGAGCGCTGGGCATGGGGGATGGCTTGTAAGTCTGCAAGCCAGGAACTTCACAGACTGAGGTATATCAAACCTCCGATTCGAATGACTTGTCCAGTGTACATTCAGAAGTACAGCACGGGGTACAGTGTCTATGCTGTCGGGATCGATAGGAGGTCTGCTGTAAAGCACGTGTGTGCTGTGTTACGTGCTGCTGGTCATAAGACCCTGACGCTCCAAGACGTAGTGGACCTTAGGCGCCAGGGAGAGACGGAGCCTACCGGTCGCTACACCGTAGACTATTCCCCCGCCGCGCTGGCGAAGATAGATCCAAAACTTTGAATCCAAGGAATTGGATTTGTCCAATACGTTGGATGTTTACATGCTACGGGCCACAGTGGTCAGGTACCAGAAAAGCCCGGCTACTCAACACTTCGGGTTGATTCTATGCTACCTGGCACATCTGGCACAGCTCTTGCTATATAGTCTGGCATACAGCGGAATGGACCGCTACGACACAGACCGAAGGAAAGTAACCCCATGAGCGACACACACACCACTCGCGGTAAGGAAGATATCTTCAAAGTCGGCCAGCTGCTGGGCATCTCTGAGCAAGCGATTGAGGACACTGACGACAACATCAACAGCGTCCAGCTTTCCCGTAGCACGGTGGGTTACATCTTCGCCATGGCGTTCCATACGGTGGGTACCGATACCGCCACCCTTCGCAAGGTATACAGGCAGTGCCGGACTAACGCTGTTGACCGCATGGTAGATCTCGCAGTCGCAAAGCACACTGCCTCTCCTGTGCTCCACCCCATCAAGTTCCGTGGTCCAGAGTACAAGCCGGTCACTGAGCAGGAATTTCGCCAGTTTGAGGCCGAGCTTTTCGACGGGCACTGTGTAGACACAGCCGAAAGCTGGGCTAGCCTTGGATGCTACGCATACTTCCACGGGTTTTCCCACAAAGTGCTAGTTACGGCTTGTGCGATGGCCGAGAGGTTCTTTGACGTCGCTGATCAGGATTGTACGTTCAAGCAAACGGACGAGACGGCGAATTGGGGCGGCATGGACGGCACGTTTGTTCATGATTACACAAGGGCTATCCAGAAAATGGAAGCCGCAGTCTGCCATATTATCCGAGCTTGAGGCGAAACGGGGTACGCCCCCGTCACCCTAGGGTTGCGCCTAGGGTCTGATGATGCCAGCTAACGCCCGGTAAAGGAGGACAGACATGCGATTTAGTAAGCACGCTCTAGCAGAGTACCTGGCAGACTGCGATACGTCTAGTCAGCACGACTTTTACGCCATGACCGGGAATAACCACCGATCCAGTGTCGGGTGGGCGCAAATTGATGAAAGTCTAGAACACGACAGAAAGGTCAAAGCGGCCATAGCGTACGGTAAGATGCAGATCATCGAACGTCTGTGGGGTCGTTTTAACCTATCTAGCACTGGCTTTTACCTTATTGAAGAGGACTGTTCTAGGGGCCGTGCAGATGAGCACTGACAGACGCGACAAGTGCCGGAACTTACTGACGTCAGATGGCAAGTACTGCATGACCTACTGGGGCTGGCGGGAAGGCGTTGACCATTCTCGCGACTGTGCAGGTGAGTACAGATTCGCCACGGCAGAAGATCGCGAGATGTACATGAATTACATGGGTATCTACAGGGGATCTTATGTAGCAATAGGGTTCGGCTACGTAGTGTACTCGGTACAAACTTGGGAAGAAGAAACTAACGCATACTTGGCACATCTACACAAGCAGGAATACGATGAGTGATCGTGAAACAACGCTGAAGCATCGTGCCGCTAAGCTAGGCTTTACTCTGCGTATTAGCGCAGACGGCGACAGACACACTGCTGTGCTCGTCACCCAAGGCGGCACAGTGGAACTATATGCGTCTACACGGCAGGACTTGTTAGACGCTCTTTATAAGAAGCTAAAGGTATGAATATGAACGATGATGATATCGAAGTCCGGGAAGTAGACGAGCAGTTGTCAGACGAGCAGTGGCGAGAGCACGCATATGCTTTTTATGATCCAGCGCAGGAGATCACGGAAGTGAACAGAGGGCGTACTGGACCGAAGATCACTTTGTGCACACTGGCAGAAGCTTTCGAGAAAGCAGGTCGTGGAAGAAAGGCAGGCAAGTGACTAGCACATGCCCGTTTTGCTGCCAGCTGGTAAATGCAGTGCGTATGTTCATGACGATGTCAACAAGCGTACAGGGCAGCTCGGGTCTTCCTTGCCCTCAGCACTAGCCGACCAGTTCATCAAGAGGTCAACAGTAGCTAACAAGACTTCTGGATCCCTTTGTCCTCTATCGCTGCGGTAGGCGGGCATAAGCGAGTTTAAGCCCCTGATGTCCTCAATAGAGGGTGCCTAAGAACCAGACTACTGAGAGGACCTGCTAGGCCACGAAATTTTTCTGCAAAAGAGGGTTGACTTTTGCAGAGCCCTGTCCTACACTGTATTCATCGAACGGGGGACGCGCCCCAGAGACCAACACCGACTAGGAGCAAGACCATGACCGCCATCTACACCAGCAACATGCTCGACGAAGAGTCCGCCCTCGAAGAAAAGGCCATTCGTGCCTTCGCTCTTGCCCGTCTAGACAACACCGTTCCTGACTGGACGATCTTCACCGAATCTGAGAAGCGCCACCCTCGGTTTGGAGAGTGGATGAAGGCAGGCATTGCTCAGGCAGACTCTCTCCTCAGTGCGTCTGTGCAGCTAATGACTGCCTCAGTTTAAGGCGAAACGGGGTACGCCCCGTCTGGCTAGGTGGTACCTAGTCACTGATGAGCCAACCAACCACAGATCAGGAGACATACCATGACCGCTATCACCCGCAAAGCCCTCGACAAACACTACAACTGCCTCAGCTGGGCTCTTGTTCAGCACTCTGGCGCTGTTGGCTATGAGCTGAACAGCACGATCCAGACGGTGCAGAGCGCGTGTACTGCCCTGTCGTCCCTTATGGCTGGTAACCGCCCTCGCAAGGGCGCTGAGACCATGTGGGAACTGTCAGAGCGGCTGGTAGCTAGAGCAGAGCGGATCATTGATACTCATGATCAGCATGTCGTCGATGACTCTGCGGTGGGGGGGGGGGGGGGGGGGGGGGGGGGGGGGGGGGGGGGGGGGGGGGGGGGCATCCCCCTCCCCATAAACTGGTGCTAACAATGGCCCATAACTACCATCTACGTAACATACCCCCCGACCTATGGGCGCGACTAAACGCCATTCGTGAACAGATACGGATACCGGTTAAACGAGATTGGCGGAAGCCTGGAGCGACCGACCGCCCGGCCTTCATGACAGAGATCATACTGCTAGCTCTGGAGAGATTCGCAGACGAGCTAGATAGCCAGGTGGAATCCAAAAATCCGTATCCAGAAATTTGAATAAGTCCAAATCATTGGATGATTCTATGCTACGGGTACGGTGCAGTTAGTGGTCTAGAGCCCGTGTAGCCAAGTGCCTAGGCGTATTCTACGCTATGAGACCATTTGGCACAGCTCTTGCTACATAGACTGGCATAACGCGGGGTAGCCTGCACAACTTAGACTAGGAGCAAGACAATGACCAAGAACACCAACGCCAAGACCATTCGCCGAGCCCTTCGTGACGCTGGGATTAACAGCCGTCAAGTCAGTGTCATAGCTTACACCCAGACTATTGCGTACGTCAGCATCCGTAGTGAGTCTGTCAGCTCCAAAGAGGTCTTTAACGTTGTTTCTAGCGCTGATCGGTATGGCAAAGCGCGGGTTTTTGATTCCTCTGGGAATGCTGTCCTCTCTTCTACTTTTGAAACTCCCGCCCCTAGGACCGTCATTGATTCTCGCATCATGTCCTTCTTCGCTTAAACTCTAAACACTGGCCGCCACCTAAACCGGGAGAGACACCATGAACACTGCGACCCAAAAGATCTGCGCTATTGTTGCTCGCCTCAACGCACAAGCCGCTCGCAATTGTTTTGACTTCTCTACTGCTGAACTGGAATTCTACCCGTGTCCTGGCATGTCTGACCGACACTTCGCGGTCCGTGTTGACGGACGTACCAAGACTCAAGCTGAATCCCGTGCCGCTAATTTGTCTTACACACTGGAGCAAGCCTATGAATGTCACACAGTGGAGATCAAAGTTCAGCAAGACGAAGACGCGCAATGGGGGTGGGAAGCCTACGTATGGTTCCGTTCGCCTGTTGTAGATGCAACGTAGGGTGATAGCACGATGGTTAGTATGTTCATAAAAATGATCAAAAGCGCTTACCTCTGGGCAGACCTGGAAACTCCTGACACGTCCACTGCTAGTCGCAGGCTGGTACTTGTCATTGGTGCCAAGTACATTGACCTGCACATCGGGTATTCTGCTGGCTCTTTGTTTGCACGTTACGTTGAGCCGCGTATCGAGGGTAACAGGTACTGTGTGGCGTACTAGTGCGTGTGAGAGGCCGACATGAGTACCGGCACGGAACAGAAACTGCTTAGAGAGATAGGCAAACTGCAAGACAGAGTTGCAGAACTCCGTACGTGCGAATCGTGCTTGATGATCCCTGAGTACAAGGAGCTAATACGTGCTGCTTCAAAAGGTGATAGATCATCCGTTTTAAAGTGGCTCGACGAGAACTCATGACAGTTACTGCCTACTAACTACCCTGTATAGCCAGAATCCTTCCAGCCTACCTTCCTCTTCCATGACGTCCATTTCACGCAGTGCAATACTGACCGCTAGCTGATAAAGGTCCTCGTTACGATATCGCACCTCTGGCTTGTTCTCGTCGATCCATTCAGTAGCTTTGTGTAAGTACTGAACAACGTTTACTCGCTGTACTTTGGACACTATGGCTACCGTTGCTGGATTCTTCGGTACGTAGTCCTGTCGCCACATTATTGCGGGTAGCTCGCTGGCGCCAAAGTATTCGGTGATCTCGGTATCACTGAACGGTGCGTCCATTCTACACGCCCGCATATTCTTGCTAACAGTCACCCACCACTTCTCCGACCATGCGGCCCGTGCGCAAGGTACCTGCATAGGACATGCCGCACCAGTGCGGTACGCTTGCGCAATATCGAGGAACCGCTGTCCGTATCGTTTGTAGTTCGTGCAGTCTACCGATACGCCACCAGATACACTTTTAGAAACGGCCTTTTGCTCAGTACCTACAGTCTGTACAAAGGATTCAAAGTCTGCGGTGTCGTCAGCCGTAACAGATGTGCATTCCTGCTTGCCGCACAACGCTTCACACATCTCACCGACTGCATCAGTGTCGTTGAACACGAAGTTGACAGACACTCGTGATGAGTCTCTTTGGGCGTAGCACATAGTAGAGGTGAGTAGTGCAACGAGCACGATCGTGGATTTTCGCATCTTGGTATCTCCTTTACTGGTGTAAAAAGGCCCTGAGGGGATGCGTCCCCTCAGGGTGTGGGCTATGCCAGCTGGTCATGTAGCGAGCACGACGCTTCTTGTGTGTTAGGTAGCTGGCACAGAGTGATCTTATCCTATTGGCTGACCAAAGTCAAGAGTTACCGAGAAAGACTCGTGTCCAAGGAGGAGAGTAACGCCAGTTGTTTCGAGAAGTGACTTGCTAAGTGGCGTTCCGTCCATCGTAATCGTGATATGTGCGTCTGGCCAGAATGATGGATGTTCAGGCAGAGATCCTTGCTGGTTGGACTTGGCAGTTCCGCGAAATCCGCCGGACGGTAGCTGTAGATGGTGTGTTTTTGATCCGTCGAATAATTGCAGTACGTCGTCTACAACAGTTCCTTCTACGATGACAATATCTTGTCCCTTTGATAGCTTCCATGATGCCTTGTCTAGTGGCTTACTCCACGTGCCGCCCTCGTACGTCTTGGCCACTACTAGCCACTCATTCGGTTTGCGCACTAGCGCAAGGTCTAAGCTGACGTCTAGACCCTTATCCTTGTCATCTTCGGCGTAGACGTACAGCAGGGATCGTGCCTCCCTGTCGCCAACTATAGGGGGGATTACGTCAACTGGTGGATCAACTGGTGGGTCTACAGGCGGTGGCTCAGCGTTACCACCCTGGCCTGTTTCTAGCGCGTTCAGCCTGTCACGCAAGTCTAGCAGTTCGCCGAACGGCACTAGCACAGGTTGCGCTAGTACGTCATTGCTAAAGTAGTCCCTTGATGGCTTTGTGCTCATGGCTCTGTCTCCTTTGCTCACACTGTCTTGCCGCCATGGCGGTGTGGACGTGTGCGGTTGAAATCAAGCTTGTCGTCGACAACGGATGGCAGATAAATGCATTCTGAATATGCGACTTTAATAACCCAGTCTAGCAGACGCCATACTGTGTTATACAGTGCACGATCTGAGTCTAGAGTGCTTGGTGCCCATAGCACTGTTTTTGCAACACATAGCGCATGCTCCCGATCGTAGTATTTAGAGGGTGTAAGCAGGAAGTCACGCATCTGTCTAAACGTTTTCATGTTGTTTTCTTCGCACCACTCTACGGAGCCTACATATGTGCTGTTTATCGCCGCAGTGGCTACGTCATGTATGACTATGCCGTGCCGTTCACATGTATCAAGCAAACGGATAAGCACGTCTGCTAGTTCTTCTTCTACGCCTGAGTACGGCGGTATATGATCAGACACGCCGTTACCGTTACGATGCCATTCGAATAGCTCGGACAGTTCGCTATCGATGAGCAGACGTGATTGCGTGGTAGTGCGCGGAGTATCCGACCAGCCATTGGCGCGATTGATAGTGGCAATCTCCTGCTGAAGTTCGGCGAAGGTTCTCATTCATCTTCTCCGTCAAGGAACCTAGTAAGTGCGCCCATTATGTCAAGTTTGACTACATTGTCTGCACCGGGCTTAGTATCAGTGCATTCTACAGCATCTCGTAACCACGCTGCCTCACTGACAGTTAGTTGCAGCAGGCACTGGTTGTCAACACTAGCCGCTCTATCTTCGATAAGCACTCGCCCAGGCATTGCGTCGTCTAGTTCAACACGCATGGGCTCATCAACACCTAGCACGATAATTGAGTACGGGTTCCAGTAGACAGCGAGTAGATCCCCGTCTTCAATTTCTCCGTCTGTGTACGTGAGATGATGAAGGTTATTAGAGAAGTGCGCTTTCGCTTCTTCTGCCATCTTTAGGTACTTTATGTTGACTCTTTCCATGTGTGTTCCTTGTCTGGACTGCGCGGTTAAAGCTGGCGCTAGTTTTCTCCGTCCTGTGCTGCAAGCACTTGTGATAGCGCAGTAAATAGCTCTATCCTGCACGCCCTGTCATTATCTATTTCATGATCAGGTTGCACGCCGTGTAGTGGGTTCTGCATGTTTGCAATAAGCCAGCAAGCTTCTGTCTCATTTAGCTCTATTGTGATAGTAACTGCGCGTTGTGCTGTTGCTTTCATCTTGTGTCCTCTGGTGCGTCTTCTGGTAAAACATCTGCGTACTGTGGAAGCGCTTTTTTGAAATGGCTAAGGGATGGTACAGGCAGCCAGGCTAAGAACTGTTTTATTCTTTTACAGTCTGCTGTGTTTTGCAGGTAGTTTTGTCCGTCACTTCCTTTGTATCCCAGACAAAGCTCTAGCCCGATGTCTGTTAACACTAGTCCTACGAAGCTCCCTGCGGTGTCGTGTTTCTGAATGTCTATGAACAGACTCGCTATGTGTTCTCTTACATCTATCATAGTCATGTGCGCCTTTCTTGTGTAGAGTGCTGTGGTGGGCCTTGACGGGATCGAACCGTCGACCTACCGGTTATGAGCCGGATGCTCTGACCACTGAGCTAAATGCCCGTTGGGGTGTTATCGTGTGAGTCAGCCTCTGCTTCTTCTAGAGAGCCTGCTGCGTCCGCTTGCTGGCACACGTTCCCTTTCTTCGCGTAGTACCTAGTGCCCACGGCGTCTATCAACCCTTTACGCTCAAGCGTCGAGAGCGTTCTCTTTGCCACACCTACAGTGCTGAAACTAAACTCAGAACTATACAGACCGTACGCGGTGCCTCCTTCGCTTCGACTAGCAAGGTACGCAATGGCTTTCCGCTGTAGTCTAGTCAGTCGCACGGCGTGTAATCCAGTGTCTTGCGTCGTCGGCTGAATTCTTCCCATGCGGCATCTAGTTCCTCTGGGGTAACTGGTGTGCTTGGTTCCTCTATACTAGATTGCCAGTCGGCGTAGGCAGTCGATTCGTTCAGTTCTTCGGTGTGTTCTTGCATGACGATGCCTCCTTTGCTCATCAGTTGGGTAGTTCACCACGTGCGCCCTTTATCGAATTTGCCTTTGAGTCTCAGGTACTCACGATATTCAGCCTGCTGTTGTCTATTGCTACTAGACTCACTCTCGTGCTTCATAGGCCCGCCGCACTTTGGGCAGTATGTCCACTTATGTGATATGTGGCAGGAGTTGCCGCAGCGGTCGCAGTTGAGCATGCTCATTGCGTTGTCCTAGGGTTACGACGAACAAATTCATCTACGGCGGCATTTAGCACGTCTACATTTGGGTGTTTAGGGATCATCTTGTCCGGGTAGTTAAAACGTACTTTGTTCCCAACTGCTGAACGTACTTTGCTTTCAAGCTCATCTCTTGTTTCAGCATAAAATGGCACAAGTCCGCTTCGACAGTTATAGCCGTCTTCAGACCAGTCTACGATGATCCGCTCACATTGGCAGCGTTCCTGTTTGCAGTTTGCGCATTGTACCATTCCATTACTCCTCTGTTCAGCCAGTCTTGAGCTTCCAGGTAGAATCCGAGCTGCCAGAGGGCTCTATCTGTGATCCTCTTCAGTTAGCTACACTATCGAGAAAAACAGCGGCAAGCTTGCTAAGCCCTCTGACATCTCTAACCCTACTCCACTTACGTCCCGTTGTCAAGCTGCAATTGCAAAAAATTTTTCCTAGGCGGTACTACGCCGTAACATAGCGGTAATACGCCGTGCCCTCTCCCACATCTCAGTACGTCAGTACGGTGCATCTATAAGAATAAGAAACACACGCGGGTGGGTGGTACCTAGGTGAGGTAGATAGATTACGAGAGTGCGGGTAGATAACCGTCGGGTAGCCAAGGACTTGAAAGATAAGTCGGTTTACTAGTTCGTCTATTGAGCCCGGTATGCCAACGGTATATCTGACAGCTGAGACACATGTCACCAGACACCCAGCAGCAATCTCGCTCACCGTTGTTGATAAGTACATCTTCAACTCTGCTTTCTCTATCGGTATTTAAGATCTCAAAGTCTCGTACTGCTACTTACGCCTGGTAGCTGACATGCCGATGTGTTCATAAAGAGATGTCCTTGTCTGATTTTAGCAACCCTTCAGCTGCCATTCTGATTAACCACTGCTGCTGAGTCTCATCGTACTTAGGCAATACGTCCTCTAGGTCTATGAGCTTCAAGTAATCAAGTCATCTACCTGCGGCTCTCCAAGTGGGTACAGCTACGTACATGACATTCTTCTTTCAGCGTCAATTATTGCTTGTTCAACAGCTGTCTTCGCTACTTCAATATCTGAACCTTCATATAGCACATTGCCTCCTGGCAGGTAGGCTATACACTTCGCAGCAAAGCTTTCTATTCTACCAACAGCTACGTTTGCCCCAAGTACCTCTAGCCTGTGACGCACGAGGTCTGCGCTAACTCGCTCTTGTTTCCATCTACGCATGTCTACCCCGTCGGTACAAAGTCTACCAGCGGTTTTAGCCTATTCCCAATCGCTATCCGTCTCTGCACTGACGCAAAGAATGCTTTCATACTTCTGTCCAAACTCTCCTTGTGACTTTCTCTCATATAGAACAGGTCTTTCAATACTACCGCTGTAGCAAACAACACAGCGGCATCCATCGAGCACCCTAGTGCGTTCTTTGTATCCGTGATCTTGTTAAACAGCCACTCAGGAATGGACACTGCCGTACTTTGCCCTCTACGCTCAGCGGTAGGTAACGCTACCGGGTACTCCCGCAGTATACTAAACACATCGTCCTCCATTTGCGTATCTGCGAATTTGTAATTAAGTAGCAAATCCTCCTTTAGTTCCATTAACTGCACTACATACTCGTGTTGATTGATTAGCATGAGACCTTCGTATGTACAACACCCAATAACTGCGGATGCGGAGACCTTAGTCCGTTTAATATCCGGGTGCTCAGTGAACCTAGGGTCTTTGCTTACCGAGGCGCGCGCACGTTCCACTGCGGTACTTAGGTACAATGGCACTGAACGTAATCGCACAGTGTTCAACGGCGCATGGTGTCTAGGTAGGTATTCGACAAGGGCGTCAACGAGGTCAAAGTCTGGCGAGAGTGAGAGCAGCGTAGTCATGGGTGTCCTTTATCAGTAGGTCAGTACAGTGTACTGTACAGCAGGCGTGAGCTGGCGTCAAGAGACTTGCCGCTAGCCATTGTCGGTATAGACATCACCATCGACGTATTGGTACACCTTGTACACTATCTCCCATTCATCAGGGCGTGTTATATCTACTGTACGTACAGCAGTAACACGTTCACGGTAATTAGATGTTACGATGTAACTAACGCCAGAGGCTTTGTGTCGTACGCAGTCTCCAGCTATCAAGGCGTGCATGTGTTCTTTAGGCACTCGCCTGGTCTCCTCTTGTCTAGCCATTCACAGATACGCTTAGCCAGCCCTTTGCCAAATCCGGGTATAGCCTCGATATCTGCCCGGTCTACGTTGTACAGCTCTCGTGCGGAGCTAAATGCCTTAGCTAGGGCCTCTGCTCTTACTAGCCCTACACCTGGCCAAAACGACACAGACCCTACAAGTCTTTTCATTCGTTCATTCTCGGCACGGTCTGCGCTATACACCGCCGTACAGTTGATAGTTTGGCTGGTATCGATAGTCCGCAGGTACCTATGATCCGTCCAGGGCCGTTGCCATGTATCATACAGCCAGCGTACCTGCGCGGCTACGTCCTGTATCGTGTTGCCATGCCACACTATGAAGCCAGCTTGTTCTATGCAGAATAGCAAGTGCTTAAGGTAAGAGTACTTGACAAGGTGGTGGCCGCCAGGACCATCAAACTTTGCCTGTCTGGTGGGCATTATCGGGTTAGTGGAGTACTCTAATCCGCCAGCGGCATTTGCACGCACATGTCCGTACCAGTATAGATACATCTGCCCAGCTCCGTACCTGTCTTGCATGCGTTCGAGTTGCGTCGTTAGTCGTCCAGAACGCTGCGATGCAATTAGATCAGCAACGCTTTTTACCTCTATGCCAATGTCTACAGCACCGTGCGGTCCTTCACCGATGAAGTAAACATCGCCGGAGTCTAGTACCGTCATGCACCCTTGTTCAGCGATACACGGTACATCCATCAAGTCCTTAGACCCAGCGGCTTTGTCTACGTAGATCATCAGTCGTCCTCACTGCGCAATTCTATCTCTCCCTCAAATACGCTGCTTGTTTGGCCAAAACCAGTAGATACTGTGTATTGTCCGCTCCAGACCAAGTAGTTTTCGCCGTCATCTCCTTTCTCTATATGTTTGTTATAGCCTATAATCACAGCCTTTTCGTTGGATACGACATGCCGGACCTTATCGCCCTTTTTGTATTTTGGACTAGTCACCCTTCACCTCCCACACGTTACGCCCGTACAAGCTCTCCATAATAGCCGGCAAATTAGAATCGTAGAACACTTCTCCTAGTCTAGCGACGTCGTTGCACTTTATCACCTTTGCACCGAACGTTGATGCGCCGTTCGTGTCCACCCTCTCGACCTCTAGCCTTACCTCGCACAACGTAGGTATCTCTGATGAGCACTTGGCCACGATCCTGCCTGTGTCTTCGTTGTCCACATACACTGGCTTGTCTTTGGATATCACGATTAAGTCCGAGCGTCCGCTAAGCAGTGTGCTGAAAAACATACGCCACACACCGTTAATCTCTGCCCAGTTGTTGCGTCGCCCGCCCTTAGAATCGGCTTTCTCGCCGCCATGGAATGCGTACTTGTACAACGTCCACAGGTCGGTCTCCGTATCAAGGATGATGGTCCCTGCCCACTGTGACGCGTCGTTTGCAAGCGCTTGTAGTTCTGCTACTCTCTGCTGTGCTACCTTTTGCACATCAGACGGACTTTCGCCACGTATGCCTTCGCCATAATCGCAGCGTGTTACGTTACGATGAGCAAAAGCTTCGGCGTCCAGCGTGCCACGTTGTCGCTCGTCGTTGTGTAGATACAGAACGGGATCACGTGGAGCTGTTAGCGCCAACCACGATTTACCGGACAGCTCTCTGCCGTGAATGCCAATTCTGAAAGATTGAACGATAGGGCCTTTGACAAGTTTAAGCGGCATGTTTCACTCCTCGCTCTGCTGTCTCATGAACTCGGCCGTGTTCCTAATCACCGCCCAGTTCGTTGCTAGATCTGCGTCACTGAACACAACAGTCCTCCGGCGCCAATGCGCTGTTAGATCCCTGCGCACATGCACATTAATCAGCTGCCCGTAGTTCGTGCCGTACATGTAACAGTAGGCTTTAAGTTGCATTTGCCACGCTGCGAACTTGTCGTCAAGGGCGAAGTTGAAATCTTCACGCTGGTTGGGATAGTCGATAGGTAGCGGAGATTCGATCTTCGATGTTAGTTTGATTTCGGCTATCTGTGCCACGCCTGTATCTATGTACGAGAGGGCATCAAACGTACCAAACAGGTTGTCCATCTCAAGCTCGTAGCCCGGATCCAGGCCGTAATGCATCAGTGTTCGGTGCACAATCGCATCCTCCAACGCACACCCCAGCTGCATACGGCCTAGTACTTCATTATCTACCGCACCGTCCTGCTCATACCCCTGCCATACATCAATGACGTCTGACACATGGATACCTGGTGATCTGTTCTGCATAGGCAGTAGATCGGGAAACTCAGTGTCCTCCAAGGTCCAGATGGTTCTATCTACACTCATGACTTGCGTGCAAGATGTGCTTGGATGATAACAGCATCACCGTCGCTGATATCTGTCTCATTGAGGATCCAAACTAGATACCCACGCGGGGCATCTTCAACGTACTTTCCTTTGTATTTGCCCCGTACAAGCTTGCCGTCATTGCCGATCCAGTCCTTGCCGCTTTGTGGAAGTAGCGCACTCACGAGTAACTCCTTTAGTAAATAGCTGCCGGCCTTCCACCGGCCCGGGGGTTATGTACCCGCTGGACATTGGTTGACGTGATGCCTACTTGGCCGCTGTAACCGTCTTGCCTTCGTACAACCAAGGCCGTTCGTCACTGAACAGCCAGTCTGGCCGGCCGAGTTTCATGATCTCGGCACGGTTGGCCGGTGTGACGCCAGGATTACTGTCGTCGTGCAGCGCCTTGGCAACCATCGGCGCGATGTCGCCAAGCTCCACTTTGCCCTTTTCTGACAACGTGGCCAGAACGAGGGCTTCCATCGTGGCGACATGCTCAGGGTTGGCAGTGGTAGCTGGAGCAGTCGATGTGCCATTCATGCTACCCGCCGTAGCCTTGAGTTTCTCAAGTTCCTCACCGTTGAGGTATCCTTCGATCGTGTCAAGGACCATGATCTGCTCAGGCTCTTTCTCTTCATCTTTCTTGTGGCCGCCAAACACGTCGGCGGCACCTTTCTTCTTGCCTCCCTTCCGTTCCCATTTCGGCTGATCAACGCCGACGAAGTGCGCACGCACTCCGACAAGCGCCTCAGCAATGTCGCCATTCGCAAACCTATCTGCGTCAAGCTCTCCTTCCGCGATAAGCTCCTGGATGTGCTGGATGAAAACACCAAACCGGCTGTTCTGGACGACGTCGGTCCGCCCGCCCTGAGGAATCAAGAAGTTCCCTCGCTGCTGGTCAAGCGGCAGCGACAGGTCCAATTCTTCTGACGGAGTCACGCCAACCTTCGTCTTGTTGTACGATCCCGCGCTCAAGAAGCGGACAAGAAGTCCGTTGGTCTTCCCAAGATGTTCCAAGCACTTCTCTCCCGGGTCCGGCAGGATAGTGTAGTGGAAGAAACATCCGTCAACCTTTTTCTCGCCATACATCGCGTACGGTGCGAAGTATGCGTCAAGAAACGTGCCAGTAAGGCAGTGGAAGATGCTGTCGCCGGTAGCAGGTGTAGGTGCGTTCAGCAGAGGGTTACTGTGTGTGGCTTCACTCATTGTGTCACATTCTCCAACGTTGGTAACGTGTCGGTTACGGATATCGCTTCCGTAAACCAGGGTTCGAAGTGGTCAGCGACTCTCACCAACCACTGGTCAAAGTGACCGTCTAGCAAGACGATCAAACAGTAATCGTCATGGGCTCTCATTGCACGCAATGACATCTGTACGAATGACCGCACGGCTAGGTGGTCTATGTACTTTATGCCATGCTGCTTATACAGCTCGGTACGTGCCTTTGTTAGCTTGTCCCCAGTGTGTGGGAACGGCACTTTGGGGAAAATTACAAACCTGCATGCGTCGTGTGGAAAGTCGACGCCTTCCTTCACAGTCGGGCTCACCAGCACTCCATTGGTACTCTGTGTGAACAGTCGTAGCTGGCTACGGTTCCTGTCAGCTACAAGCATACGTCCTGCCATGCGGGACATCTTCTTGATACGCTGTGCCTGCCAGTAGCTTGTACACTGCACGATGCCTTTTTGTTCCGGCATGGACTCAACGACGTTATCTATGCGATCTACAATGATTGCTAATTCTTCGTCTGTTGTCCTGTGTGACATGAGAATAGCGGGGGCTTTGTCGTACAGTATCACCGGTCGCCGCTCAGCAGGGAACGTACTTGGCACTGTGATTTCTACGACGTCGTTGAGCCCCAGCATCATGGCGTCTTCTCGATATACAGTTGCACTACACAGAACGACTTTCCTAGCGTGCTGCCATAAGAAGTGACTGAACACATGCCCTGGGTTGACTGGCCGCAGGTTTACGCCATGTTTATCAGCATCAAGTACCCACTCTACCGAATCGTGTAGGAACCTACCCAGGTTCTGACCTAGCGCTGTGATATTCTGTTGCCGTACGCGATCTTTCTTACACTTGACGTACTCAGTGCGTAGCGCATCGATAGCTGCGTATGCCCACACACGGAGAAGATCAGCATCGTCTGTAATCTCTAGCTCCATACCAGACAGGTCTTTGACGTGTTTAGGCATGAGTGAGAATGACAACACGTTAGTTAGCCAGTCAAGTGCTAGATGGGCTTCATCACACACTAGTAGGTCAAACGTTCCGAGGTCTTGACCATGCAAAGCCCTGTTTAAGTAGAACGCATATGACGTCACTATGCTGCCGGCTGTTGTTGCTTTACGTACTGTTGCGTAATACGCACACGTTGTAGCCTTCCTTGCACAGTGTTCACCATGGTTACAGGGTGCTGTGATATCGTCACACTGTAGTCCTTGAATCTCGTGGCAAGGATAGTTTGCTTTGCCGCGTACATCTACCATTCCAGTGGGTTGAAAATCAGTATAGATCTGATCCTGTAGGCGTTTGGTACTAGTAAGCACACAGGTACGAAATGCACCAGACGACCGCAATGCTCCTAACTGAGCTGCTGTCATATACGTCAGAGTTTTACCTGTGCCAGGGGGCGCACGGAATATCGTGGCATAGGAGATTGATTCGTCCAGGGAGCAGGCGGTGCCCAGCTGCCCAGCGCGGAACTCATCAAACGGCAACCCAAGGTCTCTAGGTGTCATCGCTGATCTCGTAAGGAATTAGTATGACGCATCCTTCGCACTCTCTGGCTTTTTGCACAAGTGCTTGTATCTGGTGTCCGTCTGGATTCTTCACCACGAAGCTGCCGCCCAGTGGTTCGGCGTAGTGCGGGCTACACGGTATAAACCCACCAGGGCGGTACCATGCGCCGTCTGTTCGCCGTATATACGCTGCGAATCCTTGCGCCATTACTGCCTCCTCGTTCTGCGCCTTGTGCTCACTTCCTCTACGTACACTACTCCGCCTACAATCGTTTCCACTTCTTTGCCATGACGCTTAGCAGCCGCGTTGATCTTCTTCATATCTGGCACCATGTACTCTCGTTTTACCTTGGCCGGATCAGTGACCACAGCTGACTTGACAATCGTCCCGCCCAAACTCGGTAATTTACGTGTAGGCAGTACCAGACTCACACCTTCTGCTTCTGCGGACTTGCGTATGTCGTCCAGTTGTGCTTCTAGCTGACGATGAGCCTGTAAACGCTCCGTCTCCCACGCGTCAAGTGCAGCTTTGATAAGCTCGTCTTCCTGCAATATCGGCGTTTCATGCGCCTTTCTTTGCTTGACACAGGTGTTCAATGCGTCCCTGATGGCCGTCTCCGTAGGCAAGAAGTCTTTTCTTACTTCCTCCAGAGCGTCTCTAAGTAGCTCTCTACGGAATCGTAAGCTGTTCGCTTGCTCTGTCGTAGTGATCGTGATAGCGTCCATCACTTCAGGCACATGGACAGGTAAGTCTGGCAGAACAAACGTACTCATCTCTTCATGCCCTTCTTCTTATCCTTACGTGCAAGCTTGCGTTTACGGCGCCCTTGTTTAGAACGTTTGCCGTTTTTGTGCTTCATAGCGGTTCCTATAGTGCGTTACCGCACTGTAAGAAGACTGTCCAAATAGGAGATCGCTTCCTTGCGGCTTGTGAACGGAATATCATCTGGGCCTGTGTCTGCGACTGACAATCCCAGAGAAAGGTTACTAAAGACATCTTCTCCCCGTGCTTCTGCGCGCACCTCATCAACAGTTCGCCCACGGGCTGGCTTGAATTCTAGCTGTGCTTCTGGAATTCTCGAAACAACGATGTCTCGCATACCGGCTCTAGACGTTGCGACATAAGTACCGTCGCCGTGAACTCCCTGGCAACCAGGAAGATAAGCTGCACAACCAAGCGACCAGCTAAACTCATAGGCAGTAATGATCATGCCAGCCCCTCAGGTATCACCGTATACGTCGCACCCTTACCCATCCCATCCTTAGCCAGCTTCCCGTTCCTCACCATCGGATCTATCAGGTTACCCATTTCTTGCGAATCTAGCTCGGTGCCATCTTCTGCAAGCTGTTCTCGGATCGCCTGCTTAGTCATTGGCATGTTAAGCATAGTTAGCAGCTTGATCACTGCGGCCTGTTGTTGGTTGAGGCCGATCGTAGCCATCGCAGTAGCGTGCTCTTTTCGCTTGTGGTGGAACGCAGTTACCAGAAATGCGGGGTACCCAATCTCTAGACTGGCGGTCAGTACGGCATACAGCGCTAGCGTAGACCCACCTACCTCTGGATTATCGAATATCCATCCAATCGTTTTGTCAAAACTCTTGCTTAGGCTAGCTGCCAACATATACACTGGTATAACCAGGCACATGCTTACAAACTGAAATAGCCACGTACACCCGAGACCGCCGCGCATCCATGCTGGCATAGTCGTGTCTGTAATAGCGCGTGACACGGTCATGCTGGCAGTTAGTACGGCAACAACTCCGACAGCTACTGCTGGAACATACGTCCACATGAAGTGTGACGGCGGTGTGCCAGTCTTTGCTGTTACCACGGCGCCACCCAGCAACGCTGTGCTGACGATGACCATGGCGCTGCCGATGACCTTTAATTGCCAGTTCTGGATACGTTCGACGGTCTCGGGCTTCACAGATCAGTCCTCGCGGGCGGTGTTGGCCATGTAGTTACTGATGACGTTGAGCGGGATGCCGTCCAGGGTCGTCACGTAGGTCGCTTGTTGCTCGGCGACGACTTCCGCAATAGTCTCAGCCTCCTCCTCTTCCAAGTGGTCCTCAAGGACTTGCGCCGCATACCCTGCGGCCCAGTCCGTAAACTTCTCATCGCTCCCGCTGGCCGTGTGCTTTTTGGCGAGCACAGCGCGAGTCTGAGCGGAGAGGTTCAGAGTGATCTTGCTAGAGGCACTGCGGCGACGTTTGACAGGGGTGTTCTCGGACATGGAGTCTCCTTACTGCCCGGCCGGGACGGGCACGAGTGGCGTTAAGTCAGTCTGTGTACATCTGGCCCCCGGCGCGCCAGTTGCTTAGTGTCCTGCTACTGTAGTGTACGCGTTGCAGCTTGTCAATAGGCGAAGTGAAAAAAGTTCATTGAGGATAAGAGGGTCCGGAAGTCGTTTAGTGCGAGGAGGGCATGACGCGTTATGACGTCAGTATGGTGTACTTAGAGCCTAACTACTCGCGCTGCTAATCCTCTGTGTCGTACACGAACGTAGTCCACCCACGCACATAACGACCACGGGATAAGGCGGTATAGACGCCCTTTGCTGTTTTGTGGTCCATGGGACCTTCGTGCGTCCATGCGGGCTCTTCTTCTGTCGGCCATGTACCATCTATTGTGAATTCCTCGTAATGGCTTTCGGCCAGCACTTGATAAATTTGGTCAGTATGCGAGCTGAAGCCAGGATGCACGATGATTACAGGGTGTCCGAACTCCCAGTCTGGATTCCAGTGCTCTATACCTACTATGCGCATGTTGTGTCTCCTTTCAACACTACTAAGGTGTGGTCTAGCCCCGCCAGCTTTTTGTCAATGATGTCCTCTATCACCCGCCAGTCACCACCGCCCAGACCAGCGCCGATGCGTGGGTAACCGATACGCATCCTATGGTCAGGTGTGTGTAAGTCACACAGCATAGCAGCCTCAGATTCAACCCTTGGGATAACTACGTGACACAGATACGCGATTTCTTCAAATGATGCGCTGACTGCGTCATAGCTAACCTGCTGTATTCCTCGCCCGAAGTGTAGTTGCGTATACGCATTGACTACAAGCAATGCTGTGCCTGCGTCTGTCACAGTCCATGCAGTCGATATAGTTCCGAGTTTTTCTTCCGCAGATACCTCATAGAGAGTATCTGCGACACGTGCTTCAGGAAATGCGTGTGCTATCTGTCGTGCGATTCCTGCGCCCATTACACCCTGGCAATTACACCCATGTACGATGACGTCGAAATAGCCAGCTTTGGATAACTGGACGAGATCGCCAACGATTACCTTCACCTTTCCGCCCTTTCTTGTTGTGACGGTCTCCCGCCGGGTCCAAATTTGTTGCAGCAATAGCGGCAATAGCAAGGCTGGCTAAGGAGTGGCCCATTTGTGAACGCACACACTTTACCAGCCGTGCGCAGTGCATCTATGACAGCTTGCAAGTCGTTTACTATTCTATCTGCCTGTGTAACTGGCATTGCGATATCCTTACTTCAATTCCGCCCAGCTTGTTCCGTGCGCCGCTTCTGCCACTACTGGCACTGACAGTTCTACGTCTGCGTAGTTGACAAATGAATCAATGGTCAGGGCTTCCAGCAGTTCCCCTACGCCAGGATCGTCCCTGTATATCAGCACGATTTCATCGTGCATTTGCAAACACATCCTAGCGTCTACGCCTTCTGCTCTCAGCTTGCATAACTCCCTCCACAGCCGCCCTGTTGCGTTCTGTAACATCCCCTGCGCCATAGGTTGTACCTTGTGACTAACTGCATGGCGCTCAGCCTCGGCACGTAACTTAAAATCGTGCGAGTTCAGGTTAGGCAGGTACCTATACATCCCCCAGTGATCCCGGACGAATCCAGCCGCGCGTGCTTCTGCTGCTACTTGCCGTTTGTACTCTGCTGCGCCATGGAACGTATTCCAGAATCCGTCTACAAGCTGTTCACACTGCTCTAGTATCCAGTGTAACAACCCCTGTGCCCACAGCGTGTCGCGTAGCGCCAGTGCGCCCATACCGTACATTTGCCCAAGTACCAGGGTCTTACTGACGTTGTATTGCTCCTGAGTTATTTGCTCAATTGGCACCCCGAAGCACCGCGCGCCTGTCTCTTTGTAGATATTCCTATCCTCGTGGAAGATTGCACACATAAGCTCATCGGCTGACAGATGTGCAAGCACTCGTGGCTCAATCTTGCCGTAATCAACAGACATCATTTTGTACCCAGCAGGACACTGGTAGCCTGCACGCACTCGCTTACCCAGCTCTGTGCGAATGGGTATATTCATCAAGTTGAACCCAGCTACACGAGCAGTACGCACTGGCGAATCGTCTGCTAAGTCTTCACTCACATCTAGCAAGTCTGGCTCATCAGGACCGGCTATGTCTTGAATTTCGTACGAATCAGATTTCCCACTAGTCGCGTATCTTCTACTCGTGGTCCTTGTTATAGACCATCGCGCATACACAGGGAGAGGGGCTGTCGCGTTCTCTGGCAGCCTGTCTAAAGGAGGTTTACAGAAGTCCCCCGCTACCTTACAGTAGTGCCGGTATTCAAACAGCTGTCTTACGAAGTCGTCTTCACGAACCAGATGACCTATGGACTTCGCACTTGTAGACGGTGCGCCAGCTTTTGTCATTTTAAGAGCTTTTAGTCCTCGCCGTGTGATCATCTCAGCGACTTGTTTGGAGCTGCGAGGATTGAATCCTGGAGACTGTAGCTGCTCAAGGGCCACAGTCTTCATCTTAACTTTGCCAGCTCTAGTAACCTGCGGGGTGCCGTCTTCGTTTGTTTTCGGTACCTTTATCTTAACCTTCACAAGCTGTCTAGGCACGAACATATCTATGATTGTGTCCTGCACACTGTGCGCATTGATCATCATTTCATCATGAAGTGCTTCAAAGTGTGGCCTCACCGCTGGCATACCAGTTGCCTGTACCTCTTCGGCTACGGGTAGCGCATACATGCCGCGGCGCATAAGGTCGACAAGGTCATACGCTTCTAGTTCTTTTTCCAAGCCGTACCTTACTCGCAATGTTGCGTCCGGGTCTCTCGACGCATACCTGATAGCCACGTTTAACGGCACATCTGCAAGTGTTGGTTCAGGGAATACACCTAGCCTACTCTCGACCATGCGTACCGCTTGTATAGCAGCATCCTTTGCGTACTGCTCACCGGATACCTTGTACCAGCTGTCTAGTAAATCAACATGATCTAGGCCAGTTTCATTTATCTTGCGAATCATCCGCGTAAGCTTCGCGTTCATCCCAGTCGGTCTGTACTCTCGTGTAATGCCGTTGTTGGTGCGTACCTGCCTAGCTGCTGGCTTGGGCCAATCGATACTAGCTGCCTGTAACAAATACTCTAACTGCTTCTGCTTACCTGCGCCGCTGACCACTGAGCTAAACGTATCCATGATCATGCCAGCAAATCTATACGCAAGGTTCTTCAGCCCTTGTGCTTCAAAGCACAGCAAGTATGCTGCGTACATACTGTCCCACATAGGCACATGAGCTAACTCTAGCCCCATGACACGGCTCATCGGGATATCATACAGTGCGTTATGGATAGTAATATCCGCAGTGTTATCGTTCGCAAGGCGCTGTAGCGTACCTATTCCTTCGGCGAACCCACTGCTACCTAACCTCAAGGTGTAACCTGTGCCAGGTGTGCTGGATACTTGCACGCTCCAGGGGTTTGCTGGGGTGCCTTCTGTGTCAAGGGAGTACTGAGGGGTAATGAGCCCCTGGCGTGCCAGCTTCACTAACTCCTGCCCTGTCACGTCTCTATAGTCCTCACGCCCCTCATACTCGTCAACTTGCAACATCCTTGCCGTTTTACCCGTGTATATAAAGTCCGCTACTTGCTGATAGTCCCACGACGTCATGGGCTGAAATCGCGGTTGATGCATAGCCGCTGCTGGGTGATACACAGGCAGCACGTGTGCGCCGTTATAAGCGTTATAGAACGGCATGCCGTGCACTCGTTCCATAGCGACTTGCCTACCAAGTAGCCAGCTAGCAGCGTAGCGTCCAATAGCGATAATAATCTCAGGTTGAACTTCATCCAGTTCATCACGCAGCACCGCAGACCAGTGCTCTATGTCCGCCGGTGTAGGGTCCGGGTTACCTTCGTCGTACGACTTGTCAAGATTAGTTATATACCACTCAGCGTGGGGGTCTATGCCGTATGGACGCAGATACATACTGAGATCTTTGCCACTTGCGCCAGCGAACGGGTAACCCCGATAGGCTTCCTCACGGCCGGGTTTCTCGCCTACTGCGGCGACACGGGCAGGTTTGGGACCTTTGCCAAAAACTACGCGGTACATAGTGCGCTAATCTGTCAGTGTGTACTTCGACAGCTCGTCGAAGTTTTTCAGTTCACTATAAGATACGTGTATGTGATACCCACGACCGCTACACTCCGCACAGTCGCCCGTGTCTCTAGTGTTCATTATCGTGTCCTCGTCCGGGTACCCGCCACAGTGAGTGCATACAGTCATTACAAGCCTGCCCGTATTCATAAGCTCTTGGCGTATTTCTTCCTCAATCATTTCGTATATCCTTTACTTAGGTACAGCTTCCATCAATTGCTGCTAACACACCGCTGTAAATCTGATCATTACGCAAAGACGCGTATACCTGATAGCTGAAATCGTCTCCTTGCCCAACTGACACGGCATCGCAGTCCCACGATATAAAGTCGGCTATTGGTCTAATTTCCTTATGCAACGTGCGTAAACTATCAATCAGTTCCCGCGCTTCTTTTCTTTCTTGACATTTATCTGCGCGGTAGCTCGCCGCGTCGTCGCTGCCTACTAGGTCGCGTACTTCTTCCCACATAGACAGCGGCAACTCACGCACTTGCTCCCCTGGGTATATGTAACACGGATTACGTTCTGGCCACGGAGGTGTCATTTACCATTCTCCTTTTCATCACTATCCGCCGCAGCGTGCTCTATAGCTACAGCCGGATCTAACCCCACTGCCACCAACTTAGCCAACGTCTGCGCGCTCATGTTCACGCTACCTGTACCCTTCATCGCTCGGCACAACCACCCTTTGTCTAACCCTGTCAGCTGTGCAAGCTGTGCTAGTGACAGCCCACTACCGTGCAGCAAGTCTTGCACGTATGTACGTAAGTTTTCGTTCTGCATAGTATCCTCTGAGCGGCCACTCACTGGGGATACTAGCAGGTCCGTTGCAGATTGTCAATGCTTGGGCGACGGCTGCTCGCGCTTTCTAGCCGTTGGCCAGTTGTCAGCCATATCGAAGTCTTCGTTGAACACCTCAGCGCGCGGTGTATAGGACTCGTCGTAGAAGTCAAAGTCCCACTCGCTAGGGGTTACCGCTTGGTGCCGCCCTTCACAAACGATGTCTTCGATCTGAAGGTTTCTCACTTTGCGTTCTCCTTCCATTGTGCGATCTCTTCGTCGGCGAACACTGCTCCCCGCTCCATAATCATGGCAGAGCTTTC